CTCAAAGACGGTGACGGAACCAAAACCCAGCCGATGCTCGTGCAATCCGACTTCATCGGCACCGTCACAGTCGGCAAACTGGAGAAGGCGACAGCCGGCGGCATCCATCTGATCGGCAAGACGGAGATTCAAGAACTGACGTTTATCACCCTGAAAAATAACGTCGGCATCTTCGTCGAGGAATCGCTCGACAAGATCGAAGCACTGGTCGGCTGAGAGATAATCTTATGACAAGCTTCCAAATTAGACTGTTACAAAAATCCGCGCCGGGACGAAGCCTCCAGATTCGTTGGTCGGATGAGCCGGATATTATCGGATACGGACTCCATTTCGATATGGCGGTCAGCGATCTTGCTGAGCGTCGCGACAAGGCTGGATTATCACATCGACCCACTGAACCCGTTATCACGGAGTTCCGTTTTCCGGTTCATATATAAAAGATTTGCTTGACGCGCCGCGTGCTCGCGTTATAAGCACGTCTCAGGCGTAAGGGAGTCGAGTCCGAGCCTGCTCGACAAAGTATCGGCGTAAGTGGCTAGTCGGGACCGAGCCGCCCGGCAAACTGGATCGTACCGGATTTCATCACCGGAAAACGCGGGTGCCCGAAAGGGACCTTCATTCGCGAAACAGTTTGCAACGAAAGGGCAATCCAAATGCCAGCTTACGACTACGATTGCGCAGAGATCAATAACATGCTCCTCGCAGAAACCGGGAGGTACATGCAGGGCAAGCTCGCCCGGCGTCTCTCTCCCCGCGGGAAATGGCGCAACGCCATCCCCTTTGAAAAATGGCAGGACGGCATGGGCGTCGTCCATAACTCGATCGTGTGGGAACGCACGGTCCCGACCAACGAAGGCGACGAGTGGACCGAAAACACTCCCTCGACCGGCACCGCCGACAGTCAGTGCGACCTGACGCCGGAGATCATCGAGTTCGGCCAGAGCACCCGCTCCTGGCGCAAATCCTCGCGCAACATTCGGACGCCTTGGTTCTGTCTCGAAGATCTGCGCGACGATCACCGCGTCAAGGACATGCTCACCGCGCTCCAGAAGAATCTGGGTTGGGTGGCGCATTACGTGTGGGAAAATCGGATTCAGGACGAGTACGACCGCCTGATGGAGCACAAGCTCACCGAAAACAACCACATGGACATCGAGGGCACCGCCTTCGATCCCGGCAGTCCGCCGACCTCGAAACTCACCGTCGGCACGCTCCGACAAATCTATCAGTACCTCATGGCCGACGGAGCCGGGGAAGAGGGTGCAATCGGTCTGACGACCGGCGGCCACCCCGTTCTTCAACTCTTCACGGACATGAACACCGACGTGGACCTGATCCAGCAAGACCCCGAATTGCGACAGGACTTCCGGTACGACCCCGAGAAGGTCAAACTGCTCACCCGCGCCTACGGGATGGAACGTTCCTGGGACGGCTACCAGCACGTTTACAACCCGTTCCAGCCACGGTTCGAGATCGTGAACGGCGAGTACGTCCGCATCCAGCCGTTCAGTGACCCCGAAGCGGCCACTAAAGGCAAAAAGCAGTTGCTCCAAAAAGAGTACCTCTACGCGACCTACGCGAAATCGTATGTCGTGATTCCGCAGGTGTTCACGATGGAAGTCCCCAACGCGATCACGTCGCCTGGCGGACGCCTCGAGTTCAAGGCCGTCGATTACATGGGCGACTTCGCGTGGCTCAACATCCTCGATGCCAAGTGCAATCCGCGCGGGCAAAAAGGGTTCTTCGACGCTGTGTTCACGTCGGCCGCGAGGCCCGAGGACACCTGGTTCGGGTTCGGCATCATGCACCTGAACTGTCCTCCACTCCGCACTGGCGTTGACTGCTACGAGTACGAGCAGTACCAAGTCAGCTAAAGTTTAATCTCAACCCCGGCAGGTGACTCCCGAGTTTCCTGCCGGGCCGAGATTAAACTCACTGCCAATCTGAAAATACCAATCCACTTTCTCAGCGTACCGAAAGGAAAAACCATGTTAACCATCCCGTTTGTTTGTGTTCTGGCAGCCGGAGCTTGCGCGATTTCATTCCTCATTTGGGGAAAGATGCCGCTGCTTCCGGTTGCGATCTTGCTGCTCTGCATTGCGCTGGTCGTGCCGAAATAAGTGAGGCTGCTCGCTCTCTCACTCTCGACGATGTTGCTGGTCGGGTGCGCCACCCGGCCGCACACGTACGAGGCGCCGGACCAGACGAAGGTCGTGGAATCGACGCGGCAGGTGAAAGAGGGCGTGCGGAAGTCGCGGGCGGCTGCGGGTGAGGCCAAGGCTATCGTCCAGAAAGAGCAGGAACGCACGGACAAGCTCATCGTTCAATCACGCACGCTCGCCGGCAAGCTGGACGAGATTATCGCCGCGGCGCCGGAAGAATTGAAGCTGCCATTGGAAGTCGCCAAGTCCGACCTGGGCGAGCTCCAGCGGGAGCAGGAAGATCTCAAACTCGGCCTTGGCAACGCTTGGACGAAGCAGAACGAGACGGAGCAGCATTTGAGCGGCACCGAGACACGGATTGCCGAGCTTGAAAACCGGCAGGTGACATATTACGCCGAGGCACAAAAGCTTGCCGCGACCGCGACCGAGGAGCGCAATTACCGGATCGCGGCCGAGAAACAGCTTTCGACGCAGCGTTGGTTCGGCTGGCTCTGGAAACTTGGCGCCTTTCTGCTTATCGGCCTTGTGATCGCGTTCTTCGCGGCAAAAGCGTTAGGCAAACTCGGATGGTTAGCAGCTAAAATCGGACTGAAAGCAACGATATGAAACAACCGAAACCCATCGTTAACATCGTGGTGGACCGTCTGAGTGTTATGGCGGTCGTCTTTGCCATAACGGGCGGTTTGCTCATTTACCGTGGTTTTCACGGCGACCTGCTTATTGGCGGGGCGATTACGTGCGCGGGGGCGATCGGAGCAATTCTTTCAAAAACCTCACCGACCACCACGCAGGACGTGAAGGTGGTCAACGATCCCGATAAGCCGGAGGAACGGGTGCCGGTCGATGATAAGAAGGCATGAGCGCCATCATTCCACCATCACGGCCAATGCAGAAGCGTGCCGATACGGCTCGTGAACTCTCTGGTTTCGCTGTAACCGAGAAGGTGGCGCTTCTCGGGGTTCGTGGCTATTACCGTGACACGATGGGCGTTCCAGGGAAAAACGACCGTGGAATTTATGATGATGCGATCTTCCTGTATTCACCGGAAGCGCACGTCGCTTTCAACGCAAACACCGACCCGAGCGTTACCAGGAAACATATCGCCGTGCTCAGGCAGGGCTTGTGGTATTACAAGGTGGGCATTCACGGCCTGAGTAAGCCAAAAGCGCAGCAATACACCGCACTCGTGCAAGCCGGCGAAGTCACGGTTATCCGAGATGACGAAGGATCGGACAAGGGATATTTCGGGATCAACATTCACCGCGGCAGCTACGGAAGCACCAGTTCGCTTGGGTGCCAGACTATTTTCCCGGATCAATGGCCGGCATTTATCGCGCTCGTGCAAAGTGAGATGAAGCGGGCTGGGCAAAAAACAATTCCGTACTTACTCGTGGAGAACTCCTAATGTCCTGCACCCCACATCCTCAAGTCATGTATCCCTGCGCCGACGATTCAGTGTCGATCGGGCAGGCGCTCGGCGCGCAAGGTGACGTGAATTTTGCGGAATACGGCGAGACGACGCTCGACCCTGGAGACACCGAAAAAGTGGTGACGTTCGACTACCAGAAGGAATCGAGCCTCTACGTTTTCGAGTATCTCTACGTCAAGGGGAGCAACGATCCGCCGGACGCGATTATCGCGGTGCCGTATGCCCAGACGACAAGGACGTTCACGGTGCGGTTCTCGGGCGCGCCGATTGCGACTGGCGCAAAGCTGGTCTGGCGCGTCAAGATTCCCGATCCGCTGCGAATCGTCTGCGAAGGCAACGGGCCGCAATATTCGATTGTGCCCGAGGAGCGGCATGGTGCGACCGCGCTAACCAACGGATCAGCCTTCATCATTGTCACGTTCGACACGGTCATGCCGAGCAGCGATTGGCTGATGGAGGCGTTCTCGATTGAGAAAGCTTTCAGCGAAGCCAATACGTTCGGTTTCGGCTGGACGATAACGAGCCGATCAGTTTCCGGTTTTACCGTGGCGCTTAGCGGCACTCCAGACAGTTCAGACTACACCTTGCGCTGGCAGGTGCGAGGAACCCCAAGCTAAATGGCAACAGGCGCTAAAACTCCAATTCTCCACGGTGTCGCGCAGGGCGACATCGACATGGCCGGGTGGCGGCTGCTTAACCTCGACCTGAGTCAGCTTGCTAGCGGAGCGCCATTTATAGACGACACGGCGCTCCTGAAGTCGTCTTCCGAACCAACCGCGCTTGCTCATTTCAAGCTGAGTTGGACGACGCCGGGGGTTCATCGGACGTTCGAGTTGCCGAACTATAACGCGACCCTCGCCACAGTTGATGGCGTTGAAGATTTAACCAACAAGTCGATCAACGGCATCACGTTGACTGGCACTGGCGGATTTACGCTGACTGATGCGATTGTTTCGTTGACCGGCGGGCTGATTACAAACGGCGATTTGGACTTAGGAAGTGGCCACGAACTACGAATTGATACTACGGGCGATACGTTCGTCACCCTTCCGGTCGCCGGCACGCTCGCCACAACCGCACAACTCCCCGTCATTTCCGATGTCGCGTACGATGCGACGACATGGAACGGGAACCTGGATGGCGCCACGAAGAACGCGCTGCGCGATAAGTTTGAGAGCCTGACCTCATTACAGCCTCCGTTCCTTGATGATATCGCGTTGATCGCTAATTCTGTTGATCCGACGAAGTTAATAAAATTTAGCGCCGCGGCCCTTTCCTCGGCAGGAACCAGAACATTCACTTTGCCGGATAAAAATGGTACAGTGGCAACGCTGGATGATCTCCCGTTCACCGCTGGCATCTTATTCGGCTCAGACGAAGATGGCCGATCTCTGAGCTTAGCTGGAGACGTAGCGTTTTACGGAACATTCACGGTAGCTGGTGGCTTCCCGATTTTACTAAACGGCACGGCTGTTACAGAGCTTACATTGCCGATAGAGGGCACTCTCGCTACATGGGCAGGCGCCGAAACGTTGACCAACAAGACGATCATTGGCGGAAGTGTTACGCAGCTTACCGGACTGAGCCTTCGTTCGACCTTGGCATCGTATGATATGTTGCTGGCAACAGCGTCCTCTTTATCCAGTAATCGCACGCTCACGCTGAACATTGCGGATAAGGACACCACTCTTTCGCTCGGAGGCAATCTTACTACGTCCGGCGATTTCAATACGACACTGACCGTGACAGGCAACACGGCACTTACACTGCCGACGGCAGGGACATTGGCTACTCTCGCTGGGGTTGAGACGTTTACCAACAAAGAGATACTCGGTGGGACAGCGATTAGCATTGAGACGCTAAGCATTTTGCAATTCGGATCTCCCTACTCTCTTGAACTGTTCTCCAACGGAGATATGGGCGCCGACAGGGCGCTCTCGATCAGCGTTGACGGTGCAGACCGGGCGGTGGTACTGGCGGGCGACTTGACGCTCGCGAACAATTTCACGACCTCGGGAGATTTTGCTTTAACCCTGACTCAGACTGGCGCAACCAATGTTACGCTGCCGACAACCGGCCTGTTAGCTTCGTGGGTTGCCGTTCCGGCAACAGCATCCTCCACTGGAATAACAGGGCAAATGGCGTACCAAACCGGATTTCTGTACGTTTGCATTGCACCGTCTGAATGGCAGCGAGCGGTTCTTGCATCCTGGTGATTATGAAACCACCCTCCACAAAGACCAGTGACGAGAAAGACTAGATGACATCACAGAACGGCATTAAAAAGGTCAGCACAAATGTTCTAGTGGCGGTATGCACTGCCGTACTTATTGGCATTCTGGCTTGGAGTGGTCGTACTACTGCAAACACGAACGAGAGCGTCATCATACTGGAAAACAATCAGCAGCACATTCAGTCAGACATAGCTGCCATCAAAGCCGGGATGATTACCAAGGACGGATTGGCTATTGAACTTTTGAAGCTACAAGTCCCGGCGCCGAAAGAGACGAAAGATAAATGACCCCTCAAACGTATGAATGAAACCAGTAACGGGAACGGCAACGGAAAGGGTTATATGCGAGCGGGCTCTGCAACCGATATGATATTGGCCTACGCCTTTCGCTCGTTCGTGATGATCGCGCAAGGCATCGCCGTCCTTCTGCTTTGGGCGCTCCTGAATATGGCGATCACGATTCGGGACGACACCCGCGATCTCAAAAAGGAGTGGCCCGAGATGCAGAAAGCGATGAAGGACATGAAAGACGATATCGCCGTTCTCAAAAGGCAGGGGGAAACGTTTGCCACGAAAAAGGAATTAGAGAACGCGACGACCCAAGTGACAGCCGAATTTAAAAAACTTCTCGACGAGCAGTTAAAACAAAATGCAGCCACAACCAAGGACAAATTGAACTATGCCCGATGAACCACCACCTGATCCGACGCCGCCAGAGGAGCCCTCTCCTTCGCCAACTCCGATCCCGGTGAAGAATCCTGACTGAGTAGGCAAAACAGTGGCCGCGAGGGAACTCAGCGGCTACTCTTTTGAATATGACACCAGCAAAAATCAACGAAACGATCAAGGCGCGCGAAGCCGAGATCGCAGCAATCGACTCAGCGTTCACCAAACAAAAGGCCGAAGTGCAGAAGATCAACGACCAGTTTCGTGAGTACTTCGGCAACGCGCAGTTGAAGGTTGCGAACCTCAACGGGTGCATCGCCGAGCTGCGCCGGATGCTGCCGAAGCCAAAGGAAAAGGGGAAGTAAATGGATTGGGTTTGTACACGTCTCGTTCTGCAAGGTGACGCCGATGCCGGCGGTTTCACGATCAACAATCTCGACCTGTCGGGGTTAAACCTCACGGCAGACTCGGTTGGCCTCGGGAACGTGGATAACACGTCCGACGCGAACAAGCCCGTCTCGACGGCAACGAACGTCGCGCTGGGCCTGAAAGAGCCGACGATCGTAGCGGGCACGACCGCGCAATACTGGCGCGGAGACAAGACGTGGCAGACTTTGGGAGCCCTTGGATTGCAGGCGGGCGACACCAGTCTCCAGTCTTTGTCGGTAATCGGGCTGAACGCTTTGGGTGGAGCTGGCGTGTCGGCACGTCGGCATGATTACGTCTCCGGCCCTTCCTTTGCTAAAAGCTCGCTCGACTACTACGGAGCGTCCTACGCGAGTTCATTGCTCGGTATATCCGCCGCGAACGCCGGAGCAGTGGCGTTCATCAACGCCTCCTACGGATTCATCTATTCCAACAACACTGCGCCGTTAATTTTCGGATATAATGGCGGTCGCCGTATGCGGTTGATGACTGGCTTGAACGTCGGCGGGGACACGGATCCCGGCGCGGGCTGCATCGAAGCGGCCGACACAATTACGGCACCCGAGCTTGAGGGAGACAATCTCACGTTGACCGGCGACATCAGTTCCAGTGGAGGGGCGTCATTCGGTGGCAGCAACGTCGTCATCGAAGCCGCAGGAGACATCACAACGGGCGGAGAAGTTGTAGCAGCACTTGGCTTTACCACTGCCAGCCAGATAGTCGCCGCCGGCAACCTGGCAGTCGGAGGTTCCATCGTCTCTTTTTCTGGTTTACCGACATCCAATCCAGGCGTGGCTGGCCGACTTTGGAGAAGCGGTAATGACGTGAAGATCAGCACCGGATAACATGGCTGAACCAACTTATTTCGGAGGACTGGTGAACCCGAATCTATTCGGGAACCAGTCGAACCGTGATTGGTGGCAGCGACCAAGGGACACTTCAAATCGTCCACACTCAGCAATGGACTTCGGCGCTTCCTCTGGGGGATCAGGACGGGAAGCTCGCGTTGCTACCGTCAATCGCCCGCGTCCAGCACAATTCGATGATCTTAGCGGGGACTTCCCACCGATTGGCTTCTCGGGAGGAGGAACATCTGGCGTTGATTACCGCGACTCGATCGGCGGGCCGACACTTGGACCGAGTATCAGTCCAAACGTTCTGCCGGTTCAAAACCGACCCCACGCCGCGATGGATTTCGGGCCCGAGGCATCCGGCAGTGCAGTTGTGTCGCCACGCACGGCTTTTGGCGGCGAAGCTCTGGCATCCGGCAACAGCCTTGGACTCCCAACCAATCCCGGCTTGGACACTGGCCCCGACTTGTTCGGGAACAACCGCGCGATCAACGCGTTCGATGAATGGTGGAGAACGGGCGAACGCACTGCACCGTCTCTCACGGTCAACCCCGGCGAATCGTCCAATACTGGCGGGAGCATCTGGGAGGGGTCTGACACGCTCGGCAGCTTTGTTGGCGATACGTCGATCGGGCGCGATCTCAGCGCGGACCTCGCCTCTCTTGGCTACGGTGAAGGCTATCCAGAAACGCTGCCAGCTACCGACCCCAACCTGATCGTCGGGAACGGCGATCCGACTGGCATCCCTGTCGAACCAGACCCGCTCAACCAGAACCCCGATACTGAGTGGACGACTTCACCGGAAGAGAGACGCTTTCTGCCAACGCCAGAGGATACGACGACGCCAGACCCCGCCGCGGAGCGCACGGCCGTCAGCGGCCTCGACCTGCGCACATTCGGTGCGCCATCGAACAATATGTCTCTCGGAGCGTTCCTGAACGCTTCGCTTGGTTCGATGCGGTTCGGAGAAAGCTATCCAAACATCCGAGGCGACGGATTGATGACCGGGGTTGTGACCGCCGGAGGTCAAGTGGATATGTGGGGCAACCAAATCGACGACGTTGGCGGTAGGTGGGTTTCCGGTCCCACTGGAGATACATGGGTCGAGGATTCGCCGGGGAGCACTCGATCTACCGCAGGCGGTCAACCTTCTTCAACTGGAACTTCAACTGGAACCAGCCCGTCGGTCGGTTATTACGATTGGGGTTCTGGTGGAGTAAGAGCACTGCACGGCACCGCTACGGCGCGCGATCCAAATCCTAATCAGCGAGACGGTAGGGGGCCGAGCGGCCTGTCCGAGTTTGCCAACTTTCATATGTGGTTCGCTGGTCTCCCCGGCACTCCCAACAATACCGGCACCAACAGCGAAAACGAGCGGACGCTATTTCCAGGCCAGATCGGGCGTCTCAACGAGTTTGGCGAGTACGAGCAGACTGGCTCTTTCCCGACTGGTTTTCGCACCACAGAGACAGAGGGCAATCGGAATGTGAGAAGGTCACTCATTTACGGCTCTGGCGCTCGGGCCGGCGTCGGCGGCAGAGGGAGGGGCGGCTGATGCCAGCGCAAGAGAGACTGATTCGGGATGGGTGGAAAAGCCTGGCTGGTGGCGCCGACGCTGGACGCCGGCCGAGCGAGATCGGGAAGAACCAGTACGAACGCGGCAACAACCTTGTTTGCCGCGGCGGAATCGGCGCCGAGGTGCGCCCGCCCATCCGCGCGCACGAGTTGAATTTCTCTCGGCGCAACATGACCTATCTCGCCAACGGACAATTCAGCACGGTCGATGGTGTTCCAGATCAGTCAGTTACGAATTTTCACGACGAAACTTTGCAGTGCGCCAGCTATTTTGCTCCACGTGGAACAAAAGCGTCGATCATGGCGGTTGTCGGCGGGCGGCTCTACCAGCTTACGCCGAAAAAGTCTCGTGGCGTGGACATTACGGAGATCGAACTGCCATACCGCAACCGAAAGGCGATCCCGCTGGCCTTCATGTATCAGGCTGACAGGTTCCACATCACGCAGGACGGCGAATCCAAGCCGATCATCTTCGACGGCGTGGCAGCGCGCAGGGCGACGGAAGGTCAGATTCCGGTCGGGACCATCGGGGAATACGGCCAGGGGCGCATTTGCCAGGTGGTCAACGGGCGCGAGATTGCGTTTGGCGATCTGTTCGGGAGTCACGACGGCCGAGAAGGCAAAAAGGTCTTCACCGATCCAGGCGAGTCGGTCTTGGAATTTAGCGAGACGACGTATTTGAACGAAGGTTTCAACGCCTCGATTGCGTTCACGCTTGGGCCGATCACCGGCCTCCGGTTCGCGCCACAGCAAGACTCAGCCGTTGGTGACGGCGAACTATTGGCTTTCTCTGAAAACGGCATCTCGAGCTTTTTTCTGTCGCAGCCTCGGGAGTTCTGGAAGGACTCGGCGTTCCAACGCATCACCGCGGAGGGTAGCGGTGGCCGAAGCCACGACATGATTGTGACGGTGAACGGGGATCTCTGGTATCGGAGCGACGACGGCGCGCGCACGTATCGGCAGGCGCGCGCGGAGATTCAGGGCTGGGCTCATCTGCCGCTCAGCACGGAAGTCAGACCGTGGATGATGTCCGACACGCCGCAACTGCTCAAATACGGGAGCGCAATCCTGTTCAACAACCGGCTGATTATGACGTGTAGCCCAAGGACCAATCAGGGTCGGGTTTACCACAAAGGGCTGATCTCTCTCGATTTTGATGTGCTTTCGACCTTTGGGCAGGCGACCAAGCCGGCGTGGGACGGGCATTGGGACGGGCTGAAATTTGTTCGGCTTGTCACCGGCAAGTTCGACGGCGTGAATCGCGCCTTTGCTTTTGCGATCGACTCTCAAGGCAGAAATCAGATTTACGAGCTAATGCCGGAACCAGGCGGGGAAGATTCAAGCGGGCCGATTTCTTGGCAGCTCGACATGCGCTCGATGGATTTCGAGACGCCGTTCAACGAGAAGCGGATTCAAGGCGCAGATTTGTGGGTAGATAACGTGACCACCGAGGTCGTCATTTACGCGAAGTATAAATCCGATCAGGAACCGGACTGGCAGGACTGGCAGACTTTGAACGTTATCGAGCCCGTCGGCGAATGCCAGGCGGTAGATTGCGGCGGGGTGCCGACGATCAAGAAAGGCTACTTCCCTCGTCGGACTTTGCAGACGCCGCCGGATTCGTGCAACGAACAGACGCGACGAATGGGACGGCGCTGCTTTGAATTTCAGACGCAACTCTACGGAACTGGTCATTGTGTCTTGAACCGCTATCGCTTAAATGCTGTCATGGTCGATGAAGACGAAAGGGCAAACTGCTAATGGCCATTGATGTCGAGATTTCCTTTGCCACTCCCGCACCAGAGGATTGCCCAACGACGTTTACCGAAAACGTCGAACTGTTGAACGAACTGGTCAGCGGCTCAATCGTTGCGAACATCACGCCGTACGTTCGCCAAGCCGCGACTCCCGGCGTCGATCAGCAAAACCTTGTCTGGCACAAGATCGACGTGGATGGGCGCCCGATTGGGACGTTTCACTTTTACAGCGGTTCATGGCGCCGCGAGTACTCGGGCCGGCAGGATGAGATTCGCTATTACATGGGCGACCCAGCGATTCATTTCGAGAGCAACGGTCGCGGGATTGTCGGCGGTGAATGGGACGGATTCGCTCTTTGCAACGGCAACAACGGCACGCCGAATCTCTCGGACAAGTTCATTGTGGGCGCGAAGATGGATGATCTCGGCGTCGGCTATCCGACGAACGGGCCGTGGAAAACGAACGTCTCGGGATCAGCGGAATCGACCGGCGGCGTTAACGAAATCACGCTGACGGACGACACGACTTATCGGCCAGCGAAACCTGCGGTCGAACTCTTCCGACGAACGGCAGATGGCGAGACTCCCGATGCAGCGGGCGGTCTATTCGGATTTGGACCGGACGGGGCGAGCGAGATTATTGCGGCTGATCCAGGCAACGAAACGCCAGACGCTATTCCTACACTGCCTCCGTTTTACGCGCTCGCGATCACAAAATGGATCGGCTACATCTGAACATGAAGGCACCGAAGAACTCATTCAGAAACTTGACACTCAAGCCGGCTGTACAGAGTTTCTCCGCAACGGATGAGACGCCGGCTGGTGCGATTGACGGAAGCAACAAATTTTTCACGACCATCAAATCCTTCTCGAAAATCCTTGTCTATTATAACGGGCAACGGCTTTGCACGGCGGAAGATTTTACTATCATCGGCCCGAACTCATTCAGACTTCTAACGCCTCCCCACCCTGGAGAAAAACTCAGGGTGGATACCTGGTAGCAATTTAACATGGCAGCAACAAAAATTTGGGGTAGTCGGCAGATCGCCGCGGCAAGTCTCACCAACACTGAGCAAGCCTTCGGCACACCTTCGTCCGCCAGTGATGTGGCGACCAAAGGATACGTTGACTCAGTAGCACAAGGTTTATCAGCCAAACCTTCTGCTGTCGCAGGAACAACCACGGCATTGTCCCCGACGAACACTTATTCGTCTGGTGTTCTGACCGCTACCGGCGTTGGTACGTTGACGGTTGACGGCATACTAACAGCACTGAACGACTACATCCTGGTCAAGAACGAAGCATCAGGATTGAAGAACGGTTTGTACAAAGTCACCACCGCGGGCACTGCGGGCGTGCCTTACGTCCTTACCCGTGCGGTTGAAATGGATATCTCTGCCGAGTTCACAGGAGCATTTGTCTTTGTGGAAGGCGGGACCGTCAACGAAGGCAGCGGCTGGATTCAAACTTCCGCGGCACCTACGGTTGGAACTACCGCGATTGTGTTCGTCCAGTTCTCGGGCGCTGGGTCAATCACTGCTGGCAACGGTTTGTCCAAGTCGGGCAATACCCTGTCGATTGACACTGCCATCACTGCGGATCTCACAACGGTGCAGACGCTGGCAAACAAGAACTTTAGTTCTCCGTTCTCCATTGATACTTTTTCCGTGACTTTGGGGGGCGCTGTTGACTTTGGTAGTGATGTTACCCTAGATGGCGTTTTCACTACGATCGGAGCCTCTGATCTTGTATTGCGCACGGCTGTTGGTGGCACGGATGTTACTTTCCCTTCTAGCGGTACCCTCGCCACCCTTACCGATCTCAAAGCACAAAAGTCAACCGCAGTTTCTGGTACCCAAGACTCCTCAAACAAGATTTTCACAATTGCCAACACCCTGATTTCCGGCAGCGAGCAAGTGTTCTTGAACGGCCAGCTTCTCATGCCGGGGGCTTCAAATGACTACGTTTACAACGGCACGACCACAATCACCTTCCAAGCTGGTTTCACCGCTCCGTCCGCTACGGACGTGATCCGCGTTTACGGCGCTTACTAATGGCTGCTACTCAACTCACTGGCAAACAAATCAAGGATACCACGATTGACATCGTTGATATTAACGCCTCCGGTACGCCCGGGGCCAGTAATTACCTGCGCGGCGATGGGACGTGGAGCGCGTTGGACGCAGATTTGACGAGTTGGGCTGGTGTCACGCGTGCTTCTGGTTTTGACACGTTTGCGACAACGCCCACTAGCGCAAATCTTGACGCTTTAGTTACCGACGATACGGGTTCAGGTGCGCTCGTGTTCGCGACCTCTCCAACACTTGTGACTCCAGTGCTGGGCGTAGCGATTGCAACCAGCATGGACGTTGCCGGGGTGGTGCGATCCACCAGCTCTAGCGTGCCAGCAGCCGGAGCCGGGATAGAGTTAATCTACTCTACCCCTCGCGGATACCTGCAAGCTTACGATAGAACCGGGAGCGCCTACAAAGAGTTTGCGATGGAGGCGTCAGCCGCGATTATCAATCCCAACTCCGGCGGCACTGCCGGTGTTGGAGCGTTTGGAGTATCTAACCTTCCAACGAACACATGGCACGTGGTCGGTACCTCCGGCACGCCGTCCTTGCGCATTGGTTCGACCAATCTGAACTACTATTGGGATTTGGGAAGAGAAAATGCCTCTACCGGAGATTTCGTGCTACTCACGCATGAAAACGTTGCGTCCACGGAAGCGATGCGAGTCACAACAACCAAAAATCTCCTGATTGGTGGAGTAACGGCTGCCGGAACTTCTGCCGTGGGAGTGCTGGGTATAGGGAACAGCACAGTTCCATCAACGTCCCCAGCGGATATGATCCAAATTTTCAGTGTGGACCTGAGCGCGGGTAACGCAACTTTAGGTCTAAGAACGGAAACCGCCGTAGTCACTGAGTCTGTCGTCAGCGACAGAACGCTCAGCGTGAAAATCAACGGAACGACTTACAAAATTTGTCTGAAAGCTTGATATGGCACTAGCCGCAGGAGGATTGCAGTGGGAAGACGTGAAAGCGGAGATCGCGACCGTCGTCGCCAACGGCGTATGCGCCGATGACGCGCGTGTGCTTCCGCGTTTCAACGAAGCGACCCGCATCCTGCTTAGCAAGCTCGTGCCCGTCGGGGGAATGGCCACGTACGATGTGGTAGCGCAGGGAACAACGTTGCTCCTACCGAAGCAGATCGAGAACGCAATCGAGGTCGAAGTGCTCAATGATGCGCAAGTGCGCAACCAGGTTGACGTGACGCAAGGCTGGCAGTTGGTAACGAACAGCACCTACATCGACCCATCGAATGCGCACGACAGTCCGCTCGTGGATTTGTTTCTCCATCCCGATCCACAAGATCCTTCGATCCGCCGGCGGAAGTACGATTTCCCCGGTCTTCAATCTGGCGCAACGGTGCGAGTGACGGGCAAAAAGCAATACGTGCCAATCACCGGGGATGACGATTATCTGATTATCCAGAACATCCCGGCGGTAAAGCTTGAGATTCTGGCACGCGAATATCTGGAGCGCGGCGCGCAGTACGCGGACGACGCGCGCAAATATCACCAGATGGCCGTCGAAGATTTGCAGGAAGAAGTGCGAACGCACATGCTCGACCCGACCAATTCAATGAAGCGCAAGGCAGCGTATCAGAAGGATTTGATCGACTTCGCGGAAGGAACGCTTGGCCGGACACGCGCTCGCCTTGCGCTTGAATTGCCGGGACTGATGGCAAAAGGCAAATCGGAGATCACGTATCTGGTCAATCGCGCGGTGCAAATGCTGGTCGATAACCGGAACCAGCTTGCGATTGCCGGCCGAATCAGCGTTCACGGCACGACCGACGAAATTGCGTATGTGCCGACAAATGTCGCAGCGACCGCGCTGCCGTGGGGAGACTTCAATCAGATCCGTCTGATGGCGCAAAGCTTTATGTCGGAGAGCGGAGAACCGCAGGCGCTTGCCGTCGCGGAGGAGTACCAGAAAAAGGCGTTTGAATTGCAGCGCGCGCAGTTGATTGAGGCGACCGAGAAAGCAAGGCACGGCGCTTACACGAGCGCGCTCAGCGAGTTTCCAGACGGGACGCACGGACACGCTGTTGCGCGTTTGGCGCTTGAGATGCCAGGCGGACTCGCGTTGACCGAGACGGAACTAGATCGGCTTGTCGGGACGGCCGAGAAGCGAATAATGGAGAAGGGCAAGTACAAGGGGACGCTCAAAACACTTTCAGGAACAATTCATGGCGGAGAAATTCTATTTCCAAGAGATGTCGAGGCGGTGCTGGTCGCGGACATCTGCGGCTATTCCACGGACTTGAGAAACATATTTTTCGAGTATCAACGGAACGGCCCCGGCCACTGCTTCGAGTGCGAAGGCCGCTTCGTGGATGCCGGTGAGGTCTATTTTGCCGACACCGCAAGCAAGCGGAGGAAATATATCTACCGGGGAAATTGCGAGCAGGACGTGAGTTTCAGTGCGGTTGCAAAGATTCGGTACGTGGTCAAAGAAAACTGCGATCCTCTCGTTATCAAAAACTTCCCAGCCTTGCTACTCTACGCGCAGGGGATTAAATACGAGCGCGAGGAGAAATGGAAAGAGGCGCAAGTCGCGCAGGCTGATTCGATCTCGATTCTGGAGGCTGAGTTGCAGGAATATTTGAGTGGCCTCCAGCATTCTCAGAACGTGGACACGGAAGCCTTCGGTTTCGCCGGGTTGGGTGAAATGCTATGAAAGACGACATTTGTTTCAAGCAGTCGAAGCGGCTGGCACACACTCGCGCGTTCGTTGTTTTCGATTGGATGGCGAACCTCGCAATCGACTCCGCTGGTGGCGGCGACAAGGTGTTCGGCCGGAAGCCGGGCGTGGCCGAGTTTACGCCAACCGATCTCAGCGAGGAGACGCGCCGTGCGACGCGCGGGAACCTCGCAAACATTGGAGATATTCAGGCGTTGCTCGAGCGCATCCTGCCAGGCTACAAAAACATCGTCGGGCAGGAAGGTCGGAACATTCAATCGCTCCTCCGCGGTGAAATTCCGCAGGATGTGCAGGACTCGATCAAGCGGACGGCGGCGTTCCGTTCTCTTCAAGGCGGGTACGGTGGCTCTGGCATGAGCCGTGCGCTGACCGCGCGGGATCTTGGGCGAACGAGTCTCGACTTGATGGACCGCGGCGGAAACGCCGCTCAGCGTTGGATGGCGACGACGCAAAACTCTGTCGCACCTTTCATCGTCACGACTCCAATGCAGGCCGCGCAGACTGAGCGGAACAATCTTTACAAGCAGGTAACCGAGCAATTCAAGTTCAACGTGGAAGCAGCGCCAGACCCCGGTGCCGCAGGACTGTTCAACACGATCAGCACGATCGGCAGCACAGCGGCGTCGTTCGGTTTGAGTTCAATGGGTGGCGCTGGTGGCGGCGCACGGCCAGCCTCCGCTCCGGCAGCAACCACCAACTCAGGCAGCGCCTTGGCGACCGGAGCAGCGGCGGGCGCCGGCTACATTCCGCAGACGCAATACGCCTACGGGCCGTGGGACCAAGGCTACAGATGGGGGGGCGGATAAATGGACTTGGTTGCTCCTCTCATTCCAGACGCGCAGCGGAATCAAGGCCCTGCCTTGTTTCTCCAAGGGCTCGGGCAAGGTTTGCAGGCGTTCACGCGCATGGCCGAGCAACGTCGGCAGAGCGAATCTGAGATCGCGCGCATGGCGTTGCAGGAACGGCTCGCGACTCAAGAGCATGATTTGCAGGCGCAGCGGTTGGCTCAAAGTTACGAGTTAGACAACCGTCGAATTTTGAACGAGGAGGCGCTGATGCCCGCTCGCAAGGCTGAGTTGGAGGCGCGCGCGGATTACCAGACGAATACCCGAGGCGTGATCGCTCGCAAGGCAACGGCTCAGATCGCGGCGATGAACGACTTCAACCTGCGCGTGGCGAAGTATGGACTGGACGACCCGAATCCGAAAGATCCGGTGAAGTTCTACGCGAACGCGCGTCGGCTGAAAGACGAGTTTAGCTGGGCGAACATTCCCGACATCAAGCTGGCGATAAAAGACATCGACATGCGGACGAAGGAGCACACCGTTCCATTGTTAATAAATCAGCGCACTACCGATGAGGCCGGGAATGTTCTAATTCAACCAATCACCAAGCAAGTTCCGATTGGCGAGGTTATCGAGAATATCAAAGACCCGAAGAAATACGACCAGATGATTGATCTCTTGCGTCGAAACGGACTCTTCCCGAAATACATCGACCCGAACATCGACCCAGAGGGGGAGAAGGCGGAGACGGACAAGGTCAATGCTAGTCCTACAGTAAAAGCGTTACGGGCGGCTATTCAGGCAGAAACGAAAGCGGTTGAATCGGGCGGCGGAACAGATTTCAGCCGCGGACAACGCCGTGTTCAGCCTGGTGGATTGATGGCCGAACCGGAAGCGACGCCTGCGCCACCGCAGGACATTGACGAATCCGACCTGTTCAGCTCGATCGGGCAGACCGAGAAGTATCTCGGGTTCGCCAAGGCTGCTCTCGCCAAGGGCGCAGACCCGCGCGCGGTAGCGGCTAAGCTTCAAGGGTTTGGCGTGGATCCAGCGCAGCTTTGGGCATGAAGCCATGCCGACTGTCGAAGAAGTAGGGCCTTTTGCGGACCTCCTGCCAGACAATTTGCTTGGCGGCGAGAACGGCCAGCCGGCATTCCAGACGGTCGGCGGTCGGTTCGAGCAGGTGCCACATGCCGAGATTGCTACTCCGACAGAGCTCGGCGCCTTTGCTGATTTGGTCCCGGCCGATGCGCCGTCGGCGCGCAGCATGGAAGGCGGCGACTATCTGGCGGGGAACCTCGGGCCGTTTACTGACCTGATCCCGGCGCCGAAGACCGAGACGGAGAAAGCCGTCCGCGAGACGCCGGTATTCAATCCTCGGAACGAACAGATTCGGGCTGCACCGACATTCTTTGGAGAACTGCACGCTGGCAGACTCGGAAGCGCCTTTCACTTAGCGAAAGAGATGATCGTCAATGCGTTACCGGAGGAGCGCGGGTTGTCATGGGGTGAAGGTCCAAAGTCCCTACTCGGCACGACCGAAAGGCTGGAGGACGCTGTTATCAATCCAGACGATCCGCCTGAAATCGCATCGGCGAAGGCGCTCTACAACTCGACTCCCCTGCGAGCTGCGCGCGCTTTCATCAACGTCGCCAACCGGACGATGGCAGGGCTGACAACGCCTGGCATGATTCCACTGGCGGTGATTGGCGGCGGCGGCGGGATGGCCGGGAAACTGGTCGCTGGCGCTTTTGCGGGTGACATTGCCATGCACGCTCCAGAGACGTGGAAGGCGATTCAGGAGGCCGACAAGACCGAGCCGATGTCGCTGGAACGCTTCGAGACGGGCATGGATACCGTTTTGCAGGGGATGATGCTTCACGGCACAGCACGCCACGCCCTCAAGAAAACGCCTACAAAGCCCGCCAGCACGTCGGAACCAGCGCCGGCCGCAACGTCAGGGCCAGCTACGGAGACGGCACGCTACGCTGAGCCTGAGCGACCGATGGTGCCGATTAAGGAGATTCCGCCTGAAACTCCGCCTGCTCCTACCGTTCCCGAGAACGTGCGTCGCAATCCAGAGGTTGACCGTCTGATAAACGAGGAGCCGGTTGGCAACGATTGGACGAGGGCGACCGAGGAGATTCCCGAGGCCAGAGTTCAGCCGGAAGTCGCGCCAGAATCGCCGCGATCTCCCGCCGAGACTTCAACCGCTCCGGTTGAAACCATTGCTCGGGAGACTCCCGTAGAGGTAGAACGTCCGCCACAGACCGAACCTGCCCGCGTTTCGCCGGAAGAACAAGCCGAATTGCAGCGGGATCTCGCGGAGGAGAGCGCGTTACCGGAGACGGTCGAGCCGCCAGTCGAACCTGCGAAGCCTGCACCCGAGCCCAAAGTGCCGCCCGTCGTCGAACCCGCACCCGAGGTCGCACCGCTGGTTGTCGAGCCAGTTAAACCTGCGCCGGTCGCTCCGCAGAAGGTCGCGCCTCCGGTTACGCCAGAGGTTCGTAAGGCCGTGAATGCCCCAGACACGTCCTCCCAAAAACTGCGAGTTCAAAAGGCGTATCTTCTCGACGCGCTCGATGAGGCAGTTAAGAAAGCGCCGAGAGAGGAGGCGCTAACGGAGTCCGCTCGCGAATCATTAAACGACGCGCGCAATACTCACTCCTCGCGATACCTGAGTGAAAGCGGCCAAGGCGAAAGAGCGAAAGACCTTGAAAACAAGTGGCAGGCTGTAAAGAGCACTGTTCCGACCATCGAGATTGAAGTGCCCGGCGATGGCACGTTCACCATCGTCAACACCACCGAGGCGATAAAGACATTCCGCGACCTTGTTAAAAAGAAATTCCCTTCGACCTCGGCAAAGCCTGACTCCCTCGGAGGGAATCTGCGCGCGACTGAGACGAAGATTGCTGCACCTGGCAAACCGAAAACGGAAAGCGATTTGGTTAAGATCGCACAGACCGCGGCGAGTAAGGATTTCGAGGGTCGGTTCGTGATTACGCACGTCAAGAGCGACGGCAAGACAATTACCGCAACAGATGGTCGGCGGCTACTAATAGTTGAAGGTAAGGCCGGCGGCACCGAAGCGAAGCCCGTTTTTTACAACGAAGGCGGCAAGGCCGTTCCATTGATGGATAAGCGAGGAGAGGGCGCAACCAAGGGGAACTACCCAAATACCAAAGTCGTCACTCCGGACTATGGCCCAAAGAATGTCGTGGCCGAAGTGGACACCGCGGCTATGCAAAAGCTGTTGGTGCAAGCGATGGAGATGACTAGCGACCGAAGCAAGTCCGTCAATCTGTGGATCGACAAGGAAGGGAAGATTGGCGTCACTAGCCAGCATCCCGATGTGGGAGAATTTGTCGGCGGAGAGGCAAACCCGGCAACTGCTAAGTTTGCGGCTTCCTACGATCCTCAATTTTTGCTCGACGGCATCCGAGCGGCACGCTCACTCGGACACGAAAAAGTCAGTTGGCAGCTAGACAAGAAACAGCCGGCGGAAAGCCCCGGCGTATTTACCGCAAAGGGAATGAAATACGTCCTCATGCCGATGCGCATGGAAGCCGGAGGAGTTCACCCATTAGCCAAGGCGAAGATGGCCGTCGAAAGCAAGGCGTCGAAGATCAAACTGAAAGCGGAAAAAGAGGGCGGTTTCGTTTCCACTGATATCCTGAGCGAAGTCGCGGACTTCGGTCGCAGTATCTACAAAAAAGGGGTAACATTCGCAGAGTGGTCTGCCGAGATGGTGTCGCGTCTCGGGAGCAAGGTAAAGGCGCATCTGAAAAGCGTGTGGGACGGGATTCAGAAGATCACCGGCGACGAGCGCGGCGCGATCGGCGGCAACATCGGCCTGAATATCAAGGGAAAAAAGACACATCTGGACGCGGCGACGGCGAAGCACAGCGCCAAGCTTCAAGTGTCCGTGCGCGATGCTGAGCGCGCTGGGAAGGAAATCGGCAAGATCGCAAATGAGCGACGGCAGAACGCGATGAGCGTGTGGATGGAAGCCAAAGGCGATCCGGCGTTGCTCGCGCAGTGGGAGCAGGCCGGGAAAGGCAAGATGTTCAAACGCGCAGCCAAAGACGCGCAATCATTGAAGCCCGAGGAGATCGCGATGGCGCAAAAAGTCGCGCAGACTTTCGACGTTCTAGAGAAGCGCGGCAACACTTACGACGTTTTACAGGGGCACAAAGATAACTACGTGCCGCACGTTTGGGATGTGTCGAAAAAGTTTACGGGCATCGGCAGCGGCAAACTACAAGACCGTTTCAAATTCAACAAGGCGCGCACATTCGAGACGTTCTTTGAGGGTGACCAGGCTGGATTCAAGCCCAAGACTCTCGCGATTGGGAAACTTCTCCCGAGCTACCTGCACGAGATGAATCGGGTGATTGCCGACCGGCAGTTCGTTCAAGACGTGACTTCGGGTACGGCGCCGGACGGTCGCCCGCTTGTCATCCCGCGCGGCAACGCAAAGACGGTGGACACAACCGACTACATCGTGCGCAATGCCGACGGTTCGCCCCTTCCGAAATTCAAGAAAGCCGTTTATGACACCGCTGCCGAGGCGCAGGCGGCATTGCTGCCGGGCCAGATCGTCGAGAAGCGGCCAACGTCCGCTGCGCTGGTCAACCCGAAAGGCTTTGCTTCGGCCAAGGACGCGGCCGGCAATCCGATCGAGCAAGGCGATTATCAAGTGACGAATCAGCCGGCGTTGTCGAATTGGCGATGGGTCGAGACGGATCCGAAAGGCAATACGACCGTGCTGAAATCCGATCTTGCCGTTCATCCGAATCTGGCGAAACGGTTAAACTCGATGCTGGGACAGTCGGCGCTTCGCCAGTGGTACAATGAACCTTCCACTGGCCTCGCGACCATCCCGCGCGCGATTGCCAAGGGACTCGACACCGCGCAGTCAGTAATGAAGCGGGAAATGTTCGGTTCGCTGGCGCCGTTCCACCAGGTTCAAGAAGGAACGCATGCCGTCGGGCACATGGTCAATCCGTTCTTCGGCATCCCTGAAATGAGTCGTCCGACCGGAGCGCACATCGACGCGATGCAGCACGGACTAATGTTGATGCCCGAGAAGTTGGGTAGCAATTACTCCGAGGGGCTCGGTGGGCGAAACACGTTCTTGTCGCAACTCTCCAAGAAGTATGGAGGGAAGGCAGGGCGGGCGGTGTCCAACGTGCTCGATGGCTACCAGGATTATTTGTTCCACCAATATATTCCCGGCCTCAAATTCAAGACCTACGAGCACATGGTTCAGCGCAATGCCAAGCGTTACGCCAAGGAATTGGCGAGCGGTGAAGTCACGATGGGCGACGTGAAGATGCTTTCCGCGGAGCAATCGAACGCGGCTTACGGACACCTAAATTACAAGCTCCTTGACCGCAACCCAACCATTCAACACATCATGCAGTTAACGATGCTTGCCCCTGACTTTCTCGAAGCTCGCACCCGCTTCGTCGGACAGGCTTTGCGACCGAGCAAGGCAGGCTTTGAGCAGTTTCGCGCGATCGCGTTACTGGCAGCGATTCAGGCCGGCAGCGCCTTTACGTTGTCCAAACTGATTCCCGAGGCCGAATACGATCCGAAACACCCGTTTGAATTGAGAGTCGGGAACCGCACCTACTTCATGCGGAGCGTGCCGGAAGATTTGTTCCGCCTGTTCTTTAGTGGCACCGACAAAACCCGAGAGTTCGTCTCCGCGCGCATCAATCCGATGACGCAAAAGGCATGGCAGGCGGTGTCTGGTTTGAACTATCGCGGAGAAAAAGTGGATTGGACTGACACGATCGGAGAACTGGTCGCCAATTACATTCCGATCATGGCGCGACCGTTGCCTGGCATCAATCAACTGACGGAAACCAGCCGAAACAATCCGGTTTCTCCGCTCGAGCAATGGGCGGGTTCTGCCGGCCTCAAGATCAGCCGATATTCCCCTATCTCGAAAACCTATCAGATGGCGAAAGAATGGAAGGCCGAGAAAGGGTTGCCCGATGACGCCGGCTCCTATCCTGTCTCAAAATATCAGCAACTCCGGTACGCCTTGGAGGACAACGATTCTGAGAAAGCGTTGAAGGAATTTCAAAAGCTGCGCGCCTCTGGCATGGAACGGTCGAAGATCACCAGCGGCTTCAAGGAAAGCTTGCACCATTCCTTTACCGGCTCGCGTAAGACCGATGCCGAGTTTCGGGATTCACTGCCGAAGCACAAGCGGGCACTCTACGATCTCGCGGTTGAACGTCGGAAGAACATTCTCGATCGGTACAACAAGATCACGTGGCCTACCTCATCCTCTGAATCAACCGACTCGACGATTGTCGTTCCTTCGGAGTGAGCCGAGGATAGAGCCGCATTATCAGCGTTCTCGACGTAGGTCCGTCCGGGGTGTAAACGCAGTTCGGCCTCTGGACAATCGAGTTGGGATCGAACTCAAAGCTCTCCTGAATCAGCGGCATCCCGAGGCCGGCCGCAATCCAGTACGGAGCGGATTGATTCCCGATGAACAGCTTCGCCCCTCGAATCACCATTGCCAGTTCGAGCAGATTCGCGGTCGGCTGATGCGGGAAGTTCCAATGCGTCTCTTTCTGCAATGCGACGTGCTCAGTCGGCAGACCGACAAAGACGACCGGCGCGTTCTTCACGATCAGTTCCGGCCAAGGGAAGAAGAAGTTGTGATACCGCAGGCTGCGCGCGATTACAGTTTTGTCATGTTGCACGAAGTCCGGCACGGTCAGCCACGGATCCAAGTCGATCTCGACGCCGACATACCGCGCCTGCCAGGTCGCCAGATTCTCGCCCTTTTTGAACGGAAGCTGCCGGAAGTGCGAGAGATCGTGCGTAATGCCCTGTGGCTCGTCCTGCCATTCGACCCCGGTCACATAAGGCTGGGCCAATAAAAGCGGCCGTATCGCCTCGTAGCGAGCGCCACGCATCGTTTCCCGAGGGCTTCGTCCTCTGTCCTTGAACTTGGACTCGGAGATTACGATGTCGCCGCCGCCGAGGGCGCGGAGGATAGGGAGCGAGGCAATCACATCCCCGAGGTCGCCTTGGTGCTGTAGCCGGATCATTCCCGACCCTCCTTATTGGGCCGTCCGATAACTATTTCAGAACGATAGCATTCGTATCGAAAGATATTATCGAGTGATAAAGCGGCCACGAATAACCTCCACCGTATCCGCGGCGTTTTCTCAAATGCAAATATCCACTTTCGATTCATGGCTTATCCATCTCAAAACTTCCGCTTTCGCTGGCGAAGCGATCAAGGTGCCGCAGTTCCGGCACGTCGCTGCATCCGAATTGCATCACGCGAAAGCCGACGAACCCAGCCTGCTCTGCCAGCATTCGGAGCAGGCGTTCGTCGAACAGGACCGTGTGCTCCCATCCTCGCGCGAACGCCATGAACCGTGTCGCTGCGCAGTCCGGCCCTGTCACCTTGAAGTCCGGCCCGTAAACGCCCTTCAAATCGTCGCCTTCGACGTAGAGCTTGGCGACCTTCATCAGATCGGGGACGACAAGGCGAAGGGTGCCGCCGGGTTTCAGGATTTTGTGTGCCACAGAAAAGAATTTCGTCACACCTTCCGGCCATGACAGGTGCTCTATTGAGTGCAGGCTTATGATCCCGTCAACCGAATCGGCAAGATCCAATTCGAGATAGTCCATCACTACGTCCGGTTGATGCGATTGCTCTTTATCAATGTTGATCCACTCGACGCCATCCTGCCGGATGTGACATTTTCCTGACCCTAAATTAAGGAATCGCTTCATTGGAACTCGGGCAGCGTTTTCCATGTAACAACGTACATGTAATGAGAATAAAACGTCATGGTGTTCGCCTTTGGATTTCGCCATTGCCAAACCCCGAAGGCGATAGAGTGGTACGCCATCACCGCGCACAACAGTAAATAAAGGCAGTGATTAACGCCTTCATTTCAGATACTTCCTGAAAACCTCAACCCGTTTCTCGACCGTCATGCCGGGAAGGTGCATCGCGAAATCACCGGGAGTCCAGTTGCCTTCGGTTGTCGCTGGCATGTCGTAATCCTCGTAGGCGTACGAATTGAACCGCTTCTGAGGAACGTGCGTCACCAAGCACCGCTCGCAGTCCCGCATCGCCTCGACAATCGCGTGCTGCTCGCTGCCAATGTCCGCTCGATCCCGCATGTGCCAGGCGTCGGACAAGATCACTCGCGCAGCTACCGAATTGCGAACGAAGAACACCCCGAGGTTCGGCCCGTTCATGTCGTGCGACAAAACGAAGTCAGATTGAATCGGCACGTCGATCAGAAATTCCTCCAGCTTGAGCATCGGATTCGTAATCAGCACGTCCGAGTCGATGAAGAACGACCAGTTGTTTTCGTGCAGATTTTCCAAGAGCAGTGGAATCTTGTCCCACACAATCCGCTGAGTGGACAGGCGCTCCGTCGCGACGGTCAGCGGGTAGCCGTGACGCTCGCAGTAGGCTCGCAGGACCGGCACCGTAATGTCGGCGACCGGCTGGAATAGAGAATCGTGGAAGGTGAATACTCCGATTGTCATACGGTTGGCAGTTCTAGGCACGCAACGTCATTTGGTCCGCAAATCCCCTGCTTGAGAATGAAGTCGCGGACCATCGGATACGGCATCGAGTTGAGAGATTTCAAAACTCCGCGTCGGTAGGTTTGCCAGCTTATCACCATGTAGTCGTCCCAATTCGCAGGAGGGTAGAGAACGCCGCCGAGCCTCCCGAGAACATGTTCCAGCGCAGGCGCGTGACCGTACTTCGCGAACCGTTTATCTTCGTTCACAACCGCCTCGTCGAGCTTCACGAAGTCCAACGTCTCGCGTTTGCAGATGAAGAACCGCGTCGAAGCCCAATACATCTTGTGCTCAGCAAGCGTCATCGTCGTCGGCTGGCAAACGAACTGGTACCCGTCGTCCAGCCACCGGAGATATTGCGATACGATGTCAGAGTTGGGATCGCGGAACGCTGCGCAGTCCTGGTCGAAGTGCGCGACGTAGCTCCCGGTAGCGAGCTTGAGCGCAGCCACCGTGATCTTGTCGTACCAGAATTTGCTTTTCCTTTCGTGCGGCTGGCAAATAAACGTGTCGATCTCGCCGCGGCGGATCATCTCGTGGATCTCAGACTGCACTGAATCAGGCAGCGGTTCGTGTTCGTCGCACGCAACGATGACCTCGACAGTGTGGCCGGCGAAGAATTGAATCTTGTTCCGAATCCCGTCCGTCAACAGGTCGTAACTGCGAACGCCTTGCAAGGAACCGGGGCCGAAGTCACCGACGGTGCTTTGCTCGGCACCGGCACCTTTGCGAGAATCAACGTTACAGACTATCGAGATCATTCGTGTTCCCCAGGCGGTAGGTCAGTATTGAAACTCGGCTCATCCTTGATTTTCTCGCAGAGCGCGATGAAAACTCCGTTCCACCAAATTTTGTCGTCCTGCTTCCGCTTTCCGCTCAGCTTCCACTCCTGCACGATCTTCACTTTGCCTTCAAGAGTCTCGAAGCCAGTCTTTACCCCGGCGGAAACTTGCGGCCAGTGAAAATCATCGACGATGAAGATGAAGCGGTCGGCGAGCAGGTCAAAGAAAGCAGGAAGCGCGTTTGATGTAGGCTCGAAATCGTGATGGCCGTCGTAGCAAAATACGTCGTAACGACTGCCGATCTCTTCCGGCTTCTCGGCCAGCTCGAAACAATCTCCCTCGATGAAGTGAACGTAATTCCCGGTGTCTCGCCACTTCTGTAGATTTGCGGCCAGTTCTTCCCGCACTCCCTGGCGGGAAAAGTCCTGCGCGAAGTTGTCGATCCCGACTGCCGCAGTGCAGAGGTTTTTGTTGAACGCCGCGATGAACGTCCCACCGCAATACACGCCGACTTCAAGATAATGCAGCCCGTCGATGTTGCACAGGTTGGAAAATAAATGGCGCATTGCGGGGGTACTAAAGCCGTGAATCTTTAGAACCTCGGGGTCGAGATGGCTCTCGCCTTTCAGGGCGCGGGCGATACTGGAATTGATGTGCTCGGGTGTCATTCGATTACCTCGCGGACGTGGATGCACTTATCGCAGTGACTTCGATCTGATTGAATATCTGCGCTATCATTGCTTATGAAATGTATCCACCACTCTCTCGGCTTCGGTGGTTCGGGTTTAATCCGATATTCAAAGTGATCGAACATCCACCGGCAGGTTGGATCGGCACTGACAGGCATCCAATGTCGCCCACGAGTAGAGTGATCTAACTGTCTCGCCTCTATTGGCTTTCCGTCGCGATGCGCTTCAAGAACCCGAATCATTTCGTTGTGAGTCATAGGCGTGCTTCGATCAGAGGCAAAATGTAATTCTCGCAATACGGCTTGGTCTGATATTTCCGAACCGTGTCCTGACTGGCGAGATAAATCTGGTAGAGATCGGGCCGGCGCGTCGCGGCATCCAAGTCGGTGAAAACCTTTTCGTTGTCAGTGGACACCCGAATGCAATTCACTCCGTCAATCCAGTCGTAGGACCACGCCAGTTTATCGTGCATCATCGCCATGATCGTGCCGACGGGCGCCTCGGCCATTCGGAAGCACTTAGCTCCGCATCCTGGCAGGCTCACGCTCATCTTTGACCGTTCTTGGTACCACTCGATTGTCGTGATGGGTCGCCTGGCGTAGTGCGGCGCGAAGATCGAGGCCCATGTGCGCGCTGCCGGGCTTTTGAAATACTCATGGAATTGATCCGACTCCGAGATTACTCCAATGCCGTGCGTCGTCATGGCGTGGAAGATCGCGGCATGAAGGATCGGCCGGCTGGGATGGGAAAATCCCCAGCAATGAAACACGTCAATCGGCCGCTCGTTGAATTGATCTTCCGTTTGCGGCGCCGGGATTTCCAATCTGCACGGCCAGTCGCACGGCTTTACCGTGTCGCTCTCATCGACTGCCAATAGCTCACGTTTCAGATACAGGATCGGCGGATTCTCCCGCACGAAGTTGTCGAGATGATGCCAGTGCGGAGTCAGCCAACGACATTCTTTCGCGTTCTTGCCGAACAGCATTGTCGGACTTCCGAGATCGAAATAGTTGTGCTCCATCTCGGTAAAATCGAGCAGGACGTACGGCTTTTTGAAATCCAGTAACCGCGGATTGAATCGGTAATCCTGCCAGGTCGTGACGGGAACTAAGACGACATCGCAGTTGTATGGCGACGAGCTCCGTTCTGGGAAGCCCGCGAACAGATGCGCTTGCAGGGTGCCGTCGATTCTCAACTGCGAATCGCAGCTCATCACGTGGACTCTCATAGCCGTTGCAGCACAAACTCGCAGAACGCTTCCACGCCATCCTCGAAACGAAATGTCTGGTCGATCGCCGCCGGTTTTGATCGGTCGTAATTTGTGTCGACCTCGACACACCGCATCACCCTCGCCGGAAATTGCCTCAACCATTCCGGTAACTTGCAGTGAACCTCGGCCGGCGACGCGTTGGCGTACAAGCTCCACGTGCTGATATGGCCCGCGTTGTACTCAGACGGCCAGACGCGCTTTTCATACAACTCCCACGACGGAACGCTGGCGACGATGTAGCCGCCAGGCTTCACGACTTTCAGCCACGAGTGCAGGGCGACAACCGGATCCCGCATGTGTTCGAGCACCTGGCTACCTGTCACAACGTCGAAGGAGTTAGGCGGATAGAACTTCGTGAGGTCATCCCCGCCACCGTCCGGCAGGTCGAAGCCGATCGTGTTCGGCAATGGCAGAATATCATCCGCGCATCCGACATCCAGGATCCACCCTTGGAAAATCTCTTTCCACGGAAACGTCGTGTCCGCCATGCGGCGACGGTGAGCTTTACTTGCCTCCTTCAACGCGCGACCTCCATGCTCACAACCTTTTGTGGCGCGGGTAACGCCAGCCCCGAGAACTTCTTTTCCACGAGCGCATCGTAAACCGTCTGCCCACTGGCGTTCTGAGCGTAAGGTAAAAACACCTGCTCGACCGTGACCATTCCGGTTTCGATCAGCGCCAGTTGCGCCTCTATCCAATCTTTCAAGATCCGCCATGCGACACGGGCGGCCTGCGCCGAATCCTTGTCGAACTTGCGCGGTATTTTCCCTGCGCGTGCCTGCTTTGAAAGCGTTGCTTCCACTGCGTCTATCCGAGCGGGCAACTGGAATGCCATCTCACCGAATTGCGTGTTAATTCGGAACGAGACGGAAGACACGTTGCCGAACCCGTCATATTCGTGCAGCACTTGGCGAGCACCAGCCGAAGCAAGTTTGGCCTGAATCTCTGAGACAGTTTTCTCTCCCGAGATCGACGTTGTGTAATTAAGCAGTCCCACGTTTCCTCTTCCTCCTCTTAACCGGCTTCGGAATCACGCCGGCCTCTGCGAGCAGTGATCGGACTGCGTGTGTCGCCATCGGCGCTGTCTGGAACTGGCGCAGGCGACCCGCGAGACACTTGATTTCGTGGATCGCTCCGTCGCGGTCGGCCCAAAGATTCGGTGTGTCCTTGGTCAGCTTCTCGTAGATGTCTCGCAGAAACTCAGCGGTGAATGCCGAGCTTTCCGGTTGGGACGTAGAGTTTTGAGTGGGCGGGGCGCTACTCCCGCATCCTGCCATTGAAGAAGAACTTAGAACCTCCGCGCTTTGGGTCTCGGAGCGACCGAGAACCTCTCTGCGAATTTGCTCCTCAACCGGACCTTGGTTTCCTGACCCTTCGTTTGCAACCTCCGAGTCAGAAGCAGGCGTAACCGTCGAATAAGAGGCGGGTCTGCTTCCCCCGCCGCCACTCAAATTCTTTCGCTCCCGCAGCAATCCGAGGAGCGTTCCGGTCTTGTCCGAATGAAACAGAGCGCACTTCGGACGCCTCGCGAAAATCTTGGCCTCAACGTCGGACCAGTCCTTGAACGGCGCGAGTCCTTGGCCGTTCTGGTTCCAAACGTGGAAAATCAATTCGCTCTGCTTCGCCTGCGAGTGGATCGCTGGGCCGGCCACGATGTCCCACGGCGTCTTGTCGTCCGCGTAAAAGACTTCGCCTGCGTATTGCGTCATGTTGCCAGGGAAAACGCCGCACCCACTCATGTGCAAGACCGAGCCGGGCAACTGTTTGCGGTGGTCGATCAGATCCCCGAGGAAATACTTCTTCTCTCTGAGCGCAACGAGATACTCCACTTCGATCTCATCGAACGCAGACGCACGCAGGACCACGGCATCCGGTTCGAGTAGCAGGAACGGCCGCGCTCTCATCGCATACTGCACGTGTTTCGCGATCTTCTTGAAAGCGTGATTCGCCGAAGCGGGCCAGGAGTTTGCCGTGTCATCGGCAATTACGATCTCGTTAAACACCGGCAGATTCTTGTGACCGACGAAAACCATCGGATCGCACTGACGCTCGCGTGCGATCAGGAATTGGTGGTTAGGAAACGGCCCGAGTTCATCCAGCCACTCGGCCAACTTGGATGCCAAGTGTTGATCTTTCCGGCAGTAATGGAGAGCTACGATCATTTTGGCAGTTCGATGAAGCTTCGGTCTTGGTAAAATGACTCCAATGGTTTCCAAAATTTGTAAACCATCTGATCGTAACTGACAGTCTCGTAGATTTCGTAGCGCCACTCCCAGTCCCGCCCGGCTTCTATGTCTGCTTTGGCAGCGGCGCTTATCTGCTTTATGAGCTTGTGACGAAAAGCCAACACGTAATCATTCCGAATCATTATCGTTATGCTGCCGACCAACACGATCACACTGCAAATCAGCAGAATCACGGCACGATCTCCAGAGAAGGTTTCGCGTCGCGGGTAGCGTAGGTCGCCCACTCGGTCGTATGTTTGCTTCCCATGTGGACGAGCGCGGCCCATCCGAGAAGCGTAAACGCCAGGCACACGAGCAACCCTTGCTTCAAGACTCGCGTCTCTCGATCAGTTTCTTCGATCATTTCCTGCCTTTCTTCGGCCACCGACTCTTACGAGCGTGCGCCATTTGTTTCCTGCTGTAAGAAAAACTTAAACCTCTGTGCGTCTCGCCTTTGACCGCGAGTAGTGTTTTGGCTCTACTGTCGCAAATCCCTAAGCACCGCGCCATTTCAGCGCGAGATGGAAATGATGTCCCATTGCTGCACCAAACTTTTCGTCCGGCCAATGAATCGTGCAGTGGCACCGCGTTTTTGAAACCGGAATTGAGATTGTGTTTCGCTTGCCCGATTGCCTTGAAGTGAGCAATCCATCTGCGTTCCGAATCCTTCAATGTATTCCTGTTCCACGTCTCAATAATTCGGAATTTAAGATGAGGATATTTTCGTCGATGCGTTACCGATCTACCGGCTGGGTCGATAGTGATTCCGACATAATCGCATTGCTCTCCATCGAACAGACCGTAAACGTAAATAGGAAGCACCTTCACTTCACAGCCCTTTCAAACCGGCTCAGCAAATCCGCGTTCCAGTTGCGGCGACCACGCTCAAGGTCGCTCAGGAACGAGGCGGTGAATCCAAGTGCGGTCGCAACCTTACGTAATGATTTGCCAGACTTGATGCGCTTCGCTCGCGCCATTGCGCCAGTCGCAACGTTGTCGATTTGTTCGACCTGTTGAGTCTGCAATTTCATCTGTCAGCGAGATTACGCGAACGTGTGCGGAATTGTCAACGTCTATTTTCGCAGGTAACAATCCAGCGCGGGCGGCACAAACATTTTCAACGTCTTGCGACCACATGGCCCCATCTTGCGCGGGAAGAATCCGCCAGCTTTCTCAAACCTTCGGAGTCGCATCGTGAACGCGCTCGGCTTGAGATGTGGGTAGCGTGCTCGAATCGTGGCGTAGGCGGTCAGCTTCGGACTCGCCAACAGCTTCGTGAGCAGCGCGTCGAGCTGACGAATCAGGTCGTCTTGATCGCGATAGCGGAAGGTGTGGACGTGCATCACTCGCCGCCCTCCATTACTTTTTTGACGTGCCGACAATGATCTCCTGGTTGATAAGCCTTGGAGGCAGGGTTGCGGGCGCGCAGTTGCTCAAGAAATCGTTCGCGTTGCGCTTCATCCTCGGCGCTCAGTATCAGCGGTGCGCTCGGGACCGGCGGGAGCGGGATGATCTTGCGTGGCGGCGGCTTGAGTTGGTGCTGCTCGCCCCACGCTGTTGCGCGATCCATCTCCCCCTGCCAGTTATTCAGGAGCGTTATCAGATCACGCCGATGTCGTCCATGCTCGCCCCTCCTGCGCTCGAAAGCGTAGTAACGCTCCATGAGTGCCAAGTCATCGAGGTCATTGAAGCAACCGTCTTTGTAGAGCCTCTTGTACTGCTTATATTCTTTCTCCGACCAATGAGTTGTCAGTTTTCGGTGCATCATTGTGGCGATGCGCTTCGTTATCTCGACGGTTGGCAGGCTCATGGGATGAGTCGATATTCCCAAAGTCCAGCCGACTCCTCGCCTCGATGCCGTTTCTCGATTTGATGCGAACCGAATCGAGGCTTTCGCAGGTGTCGGAGTTGAGCGGAAATTGACGCTTGAGGATCGCCGGTGATTGCTTCGATCTCGCCAAGGGTTAGCCATTTTCCGTCCCGCATCGCATCCCACACTCGCCCGATTTGCTTACGTAGCCGGTCATCGTCATTGGCCGGATCGTAAACCTCGCCGTTAAACCGGGCGCGAGAGAAATCTGCGGCTACCAATGTTCCGCCCACGTTCGCGAACATATCAGCTTGATCTGTCATTTCGCCTGAAACTCGTTGAACCGCCGCACTCGTATCTCTGGGTTTTTAATCAGCCAGAACGAGCACGCGGCGCCGACCAGCTCGGCCAGGCGATCAGCCGTTGACCCCGGTCTGTAGCCGCAACGGATTTGATGAGCTTTTTGACGGTGATTCTTCACGAGTTGGGGTTTCGTTTTCATTTTCTAGGTAGGTTTCTGACATCTTCCGGCGTCGCTTGCCGGACACTGAAATTCGTGCTGCCGGGGCTGGGGTCGCCACGGAACACCCAGTCTTTGCCGAATATCGTCCCGATCCACAGATCAGAAGGCTCTGCCGCGCTCGCAGGCGCCTCGTCGTTTCGTGGCCCGGCCTCGCATAAGATGCCGTGCGCAGCATCAACGCATTCCTCGAGGCTGTATGCCACAACAACTCGGTTGCCGGCCGATCGCAGGTAGGCAATCCGCTTTTCCTGATCCTCCGATAGCTTGCCGCCGGGGATCTTGCACTCGACGTATAGGCAACGGTTGCACCAGGTGAGCAGAAAATCGGGGTCGCCCTTAACGGCGGTGGTTGCCTTATCGGGGCGGTTTCGATGAAAAGGGATGCCGCGCTGGTCAAGCCAGGCGATGAACGGCAGGTGGATGTCCGCAATTTCCCTCACACTTTCCCCTCCCCTTTGGCATCCTGTTTCAACATGGCGGCGCTGGCTGCTTTTCGGAGCATTTGCCGGTCATTAGTCGGGTTACACGTAAATGAACCTTGTGGGGATGCCGATTCAGGCACAATTACGCAAATTGTGTCGCTTGGATGATCGTCAGGGAAGTAACATCTGTCGGCTAACCAATCCAGAATCCGCGTGTCCTCCGTATCTTTGGCCGCGTCTCCTGTTCTTGATTTGTGGAGAGCGGTGACTATCACTTTTTCGACAACCTGCGCGCTGTCATTAAATCGCAAATGCCCAATCTCCTTTAGGTAAACTGCCGCCTCTCTTGCTATTTCCTTGTCAGCTTCAAGTGTGTCGGGGTTCATAAATCAGTTTTTTGGAATGTTCAAAATATCCTGTAACTTCTCCACCGCTTCGGCAGGCATTTTAGTTCTCCAATAACCAAGCCAAACCAGTATCGCGTCGTAGGTATCCTCTACTGCCCGCCAGTCACTTCCTTTTGGTGGAAATTCATCGAATGGGTAAGGTCTGTTCATAAATTAGGATATGTGTTTACCGGATGCGCCATCGGACTTCGACCGTTCTTGGACAGAATCCGCCGCCTCCGGTCGGCTCGCTTCCATTACTGCTACGAAAGCGCGGCAGCGTTGTTCTGCGGTGGCAGCCACGAGTCCGTAACGGCTGAGGGTTCCATTATCTGGCAAGGAATGGTCGCGGAGTTCATTAACGTATTCCACGCACAGACCCGTCGCCTTGATAACTTTTTCCATCTCCGCGCAGGCGTTCAGGTCGTTGGGGTAGTCGGGGAGACGGGACCAATCATACAAGTTTCTTGCGGCCCTTTCCTGTGGCGAGATTATTCGCGCAACTCCACGAATCCCGTGGTAATCCGCGTTGTTGGGACAGTCGTTATTGCGCCATTCGATGCACTGCCACCCACACAACTCCGCAACCTTCACTCGCAAAGCCTGTGTCTCGACGGTCTTTTCTGATGGTGGCTCTTTTTTCATAAATTTGGGAAACTGGCGTCGGCGTTCAATGCCCTTTCAGGTTAGACGGTTTCCCTGCGTCACGATGGGGTAATTCTCGCCGTTGCACGCGCTCGCCGCATTTCTTGCACTTCGCCCACCGCTTGCTGGTAACTCGCGTTCCGAATCCACATTTCGGACACATCGCCCCTTGAAACAGCAGAAGCCGAAACATCAAATTGAGTCCGTCAAGACTGGCGAGAGGGTGCTTCATGTCATCGAATACAAGGTTGAGGTAATCTGTGTCTTGACGGTCACTTGCTTTATTCGCCTCCCGGTAATCCCAAAGCTTTCTTCCATTCCTCCTGCTCCCCTGCTGTGGGAACGGATTTAGGATTACCGGGAGGGGCACCCGCAACGGTGGAGTGCAAGGACAGAAGTCGCTGAATTGTTTCTCGAAGTGCGGGCATGTCGCACTCGCAACCTTTCGCGCTGTCTCCGATGAACTCAGGGCAATCAACGTGATGTGTGAAATGTCCCACTGATTGCCGGAGCAGGTGAAGCGCCTTCTGTAGGACGGCGTTAACGTTGTCCGATACCGCCTCTGTTTCCCCCGAAAACCTTTTCTTCACCCATTGTTTAAGCTCTCCCTCTGCTGTCAGGTGAGAAGCCTTTTGCGTTTCTAGTAAACCCGAAGTCTTGAGAACATAAGTGGCAATTCTCCAATGCAGATTTGGCATCCCGCCTTCGTTATTGGCCGCAATTCGAGTCAGGCTGTATTGTTGGACCACTTCGGAGTGATCCTTTGATGCGAACTGAGAGTGCCACTCAATGCCATTAGAGGACCATTCCAGGCTGTGCAGTTTTTCCTCCGAAGCCTTTTGCGTCTCCGTTAATACGGGGGAGGGGCGAGCGTTCCAGCGTTCAATCAGTTGCGATAACTGGAACGTTGCACCCTTGCCGATCGACTCGACAATCTCAATTCCGCACCCGTCAACGTCTCCGCAAAACACGAGCATGTCCGTTCCACCATCTGCACGAGGAGTGACCAGCGTATCAGCTTCATGGTGACAGCGCGGACAGGGCAATAACTTCCCCGCCTCAACGCTTCCAGCTTCCGCTTCGACTAAGGGTTTGAAAGTTGGGGTAACGTAGTCGCCCTTGATTTGACCAATGCCGTGATTTTGTGCGTCTTTCATATCTTTGGAGTTGCTTCCGCTTCTGTTGGGGAGGCTGATTTGGGAGATAACGGAGCCGCAAGGTGTTCGTCGGTGCCACGTCCGACAGAAGGCGCTTTCCGTAGCAGTCGGTCGATTTCAGCCGCGATCAACGCGCCAGCCTTTTCGAGATTGCGAATCTGGTTGTGAGACGGTTTCCACCAAGGCGCGCCCCACGGCCAATTTTCGTCATCCGCTCCGAATGCGACCTCGGCGGCTTCCTCGAAAGTTAGACCTACAGCCAACCCCCTCGACAAAACCGCATAACAAGCGGCAGCCATCGCCATTGAACCATCTCGGTGCAGGTCGTCGTGATCGGAGGTCCAGCCTTTAACAGAAAGTTGACGTTGCCGCTCGGCAGCGATTAAGGCTATGCCGTCCTTCTGTCGGACGTGCCCACCGTGGTCCGTTGGCGCATCCGTTATCCCCGAAGCATTTTCCCTCTCCGCTTTCTCGGCAGGACGGGACTCTCGTGGATTAGTGTTCATATTCTGCGAGACGTTCCTTGGCGGCTGATAGCCTTTCATGGAACTGCGCTACGGCTTCCGCGATCTTCGCGATGATCGCTTCGTCGCGCTTGACCTCGAGGATAAAAGGCGGAAAGCCGCGGCGATAGGAAAGGAAGGTCCAGCGCGGGTATCCAGTTACGAACATCGAGCCGTGAACCTGGGCGGCATAATCGTCCGGCAGTTCTCCGGTGATTAAATATTTAAGATGAACCTGGGCGCTCGGGCATTTAATCTCCAGCCCGTTGTCGTCGCCCATCAATCCATCGGGAGAGCAGCCGAAAAGTCCGTCGTCGGTCGTGATAAACCCGACGTCGCGCACCTTCTGATTGGTTTCGAGTTCGTAGAATGGCCGGGCCTCAATTTCCAGAATCTCTCCCTGCTCGATCGAAAATGTTGTGAGATCCATGAGCGGCGCCCCGGTCCATAGCTCGGCGAGTTTCGTGTAAAGGTAAGTCCGCGGCATCTCGCCGTCGCGAACCTTCCATTTCGGCGTGATGAGATTACTTAGGCCGGAAGCGGTCGGGATCCCTAAATGAAGGTTGACCCAATCGAGGGTTCTTTGCGAGACATTGTGGATTTTCATTTTCGGCTTTCGACGTATTGCACCAAGGCCCGAAAAACTTCAGACTCCAGAACTATCGCATTCGACGGTGGTGAGAATAATGCGTTCGGCGCAGGGAGAGATAGACACATAAACCGAATCGCCAAGGTACTGCTTGTTTACAGTCGGCTCGTTCACCAGATTACCCCTTGTTCGCCGCCGACAGGCTCCTCGCTTTTGCGCTCCGCCTTGCCCGATTCCTTGCGCTTAAGCATGGCGTCCAGTGCATCCCAGCGTTCATCCCCGACCGACTCGTAATTCGCTGCGCCGGCGAACTTCAAGAACGCTTGTTCATCAGCGCCGCACGCTTTAACGCGCGCTTGCAATTCCTCGCCGAGCGCCTTGCCGATAGGTTTCCCGATCATCCTAGCGTCATCATCATGCTCGACTGTGATATTCAGCGCGTCGCAGAGCGCCCCTCGTTTAGCGTAAGACTTCGTGCTCATATCGCCTTGCGCATCGCTCGACCCCGGCGGCTTGCCGTAGCGTACCGCGAACTTATTGGACCGGGAATGCCCGCTTTTGTGCGTGAGAGTGCAAACGCTGGTCAGCCGGGCGTCGCCCTCTTCCGTGTCGAAAGTGATGCTGAAACCGTGTCGCGTGAGCATCGGCTGAACGGTCGCCATGATTTCCTCGTACGGCGCAAAGCGATAGCGGCAACTGCCGTCCGCCTTTTGATCGACGGCCTTTGTCGCCTGCACGCGGATCGTCTCGCCTTGCAGATCGACCAGCGCGGCCGCGAAGTCCTTTTCTGCCACTCGTTTCTCGTTTCGCTCGTAAAGGTCCATCATGCGCGACAAGACCTCGACATGCTGGCCAGTAACTTCTCCGGCCTGAATGCTGGTCAGCGCGCCTTGCAGCATCAGCGCAACAGACGGTTCGGCGGTCTGCACCGCTAGTTGTGAATCTTCGCTTGTTTTTTTCATAGGTTATTGGTTCCAGAAAGCCTCCTCGCATGCCTGCCATTCGGCCGGAGTTAGCTCGATCGTGTTTCCGGTGGCGACGTTGACCGCATCGCCGAAATCTACTTCGCCGGGATCCGCTGCCGGGTCGCGTTCCGAAATGGCGCCGTGTTTGTTCGGCGCTTGGAAGTGGCGTACCTGAATCGCCAGGTTGATCTCCTGCCCGCCCTCGAATGAGCGTTCGAGCGTCCAGGGGAAGTCCGGCCAATCGCTCATCGTGCCGATCTCCGCGCTGTTCGGCGCTGGCGCGCGTTGCCTTTAACCTTGCCGGCGGCACGCTTCGCTTGCCGTTTTGCTACCAGTCCGGAGTAATACGCGCTGTCGCCGCGGACCTTCGCCGCGCCCGTCCCGGCCTTCCCTCCCATGCTGCTAAATTTTGCGTGATCCATCAAACTTTGTTGATCGCCAAAATTACCGCCCGCAAGTCCATGTCGCTCACGCGCTGCTTCAATATCTCGTGCTCGGTTTCGACCTCTTTCTCTACGTCCGGCGCGTAACCGTAGATCGGCTTTGTTTCGCCAGCCTTGCCCGCGTTGCTGCTCATCCAGCCCTTAGATTCTTCAAGTTCGGCGTCAGTATAAGGGCGCCGGTCGATAACCGTATGCTCGCCGTGAACGGTTTTCGTCTCGGTCGTGATTTCCTTTATCGTGATCTCAAACATGGCGGAAACCATCGCAAGCGGTTGCGAAACCGTCAAGTCTTTATTTTCACGGCCACCGAACCGGATCGCAGTCGTGCGGTCGCAGGATGTAGCCGGCGAGACATCGCATCTCGACCAGCAACGCGAGATATTCCTGCGTGAGCCCGCGCATCTGGATGCGCTTCCCGTTGCGGAGAATCAGAATTACCGTGCTCATGGCAAATCAGCTTTCGGTAGCACGCTTTCAAATTGGATAACGAACTTCCCGTTTTCCATCGGGAGAACGACCGGACGAAAGTCGCTCACAATCGACACGTAGGACGGATCCCAGCCGCGTTGATCGTGTGCCTTCGTATTACTCCGCTGCACTCTCAGCCATTGCCCAGCGACCCCGCCGGCAAAGTCAACGTAGGGCGGCTCCTGCGCTTCCGGCGCCGCCTCCATTACGACGATCGCTCCGCAGATAAGCGTGACGACGCCACACGCGAAGCCTGCCAGGATTTTATTGGCGGCGATCATTGGCTCATTAAGATCAGGCTCTTCTGATGCGGAAATAGAAATCCGCCTGAATATGTGCCGCTCAAGCGACAGCCAAGAGTCCTTCATCGCGTAGGCGAACCGGAACAGGGGGACATGACGCCGTCGGCGGCTTCATGTCCCCATAACCTTTTTTGGATTGTATAATCGCAATCCATTGGTCATCAAACTCATCTATATGGCGCCATTCCGTCCATTGAACCGCCGCCGCAGTGGGAAGCATAAATTCAACGCGCAACGGCACTTCTGTAGGCTGACGGATTCGCTTAATTTCAGAACGAACGGTCAGCCAAACGATTAGTGCGACAGGAAACCCGGCAAGCCACGGCAAGCGATCGCCCCACAACATCAATGGAATAGCGAAGACCGCCGCAACCATTAAAATGGTTCCGATACTCGGTAGACTGGGAGCGGTGCGCTGATCCTTTTTCATGTTATTTACTGTTTAAAAAACTCTGCCAACTCTCTGAATGTAGCCACCGCCACGCGGATTAGCAAGGCGACCGCCAAACACACTACGGTCAATGCGTCGCACAGCACAAGTAAAGCAAAAACCCACCCCAAGAGAAGCATAATCCATGCGGGTAAATGAGCCGCCTCACACGCGGACATTAAATAATGCAGCGCAGCTGCGCACACCGTCAGGATAAGGGCCAAAAGGAATTTCTCGGCGATACCTTGGAATGCGTCGCGGAAGTGTCTGGAGAGGGGCATATACGGGTCTCACGACGTTTTAGACGATTCGGCTCCTGCGCTTCCGGCGCCGCCTCCATTACGACGATCGCTCCGCAGATAAGCGTGACGACGCCACACGCGAAGCCTGCCAGGATTTTATTGGCGGCGATCATTGGTTGCCCTCCGCTTTGGCAATTGCGGCGCGAAACTTCTTTCCGGCAATCGTGGTGAAAAATGTCGCCCATTGCGGGTGGTTCCCGTTGTCGCAAAATTGGGCGAATTGCTTGCACGCCTCAAGTAATTCAGGCGCGGAAGATATCAACGCGGCATTTGCTTCGGCCTCGTCGTCATCGCCTCGCACTAACCCGAAGTCTCGCGCGCCGCGTCCGTCTCTGCCGTCGCTATCCTCGCAGATTCCGAAGTCGGAACCGGCATAATTGAAATAGCGCCACGGCCCCGGCGTATGCCGCTGTCGTTCTGGCGTGTAAATCAATCCGCAGAGATCGCACTTCCATTCATTACCTTTTCCTGTGCGCGTTGTTTCTTCGTGCCCGCATTCTGTGTCGCTCATGTTTTTGTTTTCTTTCTGTTGTGGTTTAACTGCTCAGTTGATCCGGTAAATGTAGAACTCGCCCTCCTCGTTCTCTTCTCCGTCGTAACTGCTCATAAAATGCCCGCGGCCATCCGCTCCGATGGCATCTTCCACGAACGATTCGAGACCTCCATCTCCGCGTTCAATCAACGCAAGCACTGCGTCGTTCGAGCTTTCGCACTGCGGCTGGAGTGCCGTAAAGACTTCCTCGGGCAAGTCCGTAAAGCTCGCCAGAAATGAAGAGTTGAACGCCCATGCGCTGTCTTTGATATATTCTGCTGCGGCCTTGTCGCACTCCGAATCGGTCCCGATCGCGTATTCCCGCGAGCCTTGCGAGTAAAGCGCAAGACCGTAATGGTCGTAGCTTTCGCGATCCAGGTCGCCCGGCTCGCAATCGAGATACGCACACAAGGCGCGCACAATTTCGCCATCCGTGCTGGCGTCATGTCCAGCCTCTTCGATTTGTTCGTCCGTGATTTTGTCCGTCGTCATGTTGTTTTTCTTTCTATTTTAGGTTTATCGGTTCGCGCTTCGTGCGCTCTGCCGGTTTTTCGCTTTGTGTTTGTGAACGGCTCCGGCTGCGATTCCAGCCGCAACCGCAATCTCCCGCCGGCGCGCTTTGCTCAGTTTGGCTGAGCGCGCCTTCCCGCCGAGACTCGCAAACTCGGCCAGCGTCAGTGGTTTCTTCTCTGTCATGCCCTCTATATAATAGAGCGTAATCATGCCCGCAAGCTAAATCATGCAAGCAAGAAAATAAAGATAAAACTGGCACGCGCCCTGCCTAAAGCCTGAATCATGCCAGAAAGATAAAACGACCGAAAAGAAAAGTAGAAATAAATCTTGCTTGCACGTTTGCGCGTAGTAATCTTGGGGCATGCAATTAGAGAAAAACATTCAAGCTGGCGAGCGGCACGCACATCAATTCACACGTTCAAAGCCAACGGCATCCGTTGAGACTTGCGCATGCGGCAAGTTTCGGTTTACGGAGCACGCCGGAGAGCCGATCGTGGAACAACCCGCGCAATGCACGATGATCGTGCCGTCAAATATCCAAGCGGCAATAACCGGAGTAGGCTACGCCCGCATTTTCGGAAGTGGGATCGTGGAACTGAATTACACGGACGGCTCGAAAGAATCGGCCGCAATCGCCACGCCAACGCCCAGCGAGTTCTTTGCGCTCGTTTCCGCGGTTCAAGATAAGCGCACCAAGGCAGAAGGGCGGGCCCTGTGAGCAACGCCGAAATGGATGCCGCAATGACCAAAATGCGCGCAAACATCGTTCCAGATCTAAGTATCTGCGTTATCGCGGAGCACGTTGACAATATCAAACGGCGCTTGAAGCAATGGGAGGCAGAACTTGAGCGCGTTCGTGCCGACCGCGACCGTTTAGCGGCAGCATGCCAGCGAGTCTCTTGCGCTCCTTACGGCCTTGCGCTTGGCGATCTTGAAGTTGTCCGCGACGCAATCCGCAAATCCGGCTTAGAGCCATTAATGTCACCATCCGAACATCCAGACACGCACTAATCCTCTCCAGTTGCACATCGGGCGCCGCGGGACTTCAACCGGGCGCCCTTTCCGTTTCCCCTTGCGCCACTCCGCCAGATGTGGCAAATCCTCAAGCGTGACGGCAACCTTGCCACTTCCGCCAGTCCGACCATACCGACATAGCCAAAGCCTCGTTCCGCGCAATCCTGGGGCATTCTCGAAAGCTTTTCTCGGCCAGTTTCGGCCAAAAAGGGCGAAATGACCGTTTCCGACGATTCAGGCGGCAATCCGGCCAAGCCGAAACGCATCCTGCGACCTCTGACCCCGCTCCAATGGCGCCAAGCGCGCATCATGTTCGAGACTGCCGGCCTCGACGTTACCCTGGCCAGCATTGCCCAGTCTTTCGACACTTCCCTTTCCGCTGTTCAGAAGCGATCCGCGGCTGAAAAATGGTCGAAAGGCGCCCAGCTTGTCGTTGACGCGCGCAAGCACATTGCATCCGCGACCGACTCCGCGATGGCCAAGGCAGCCGAGAAGGTTGGCGCCGACATGGCAAATAAGATCGCCAAGGAACTACAACCGTGGATCGAGAAGGAGAAGCGCGCCCATATTCAGAGAGCGATCAAACGTTCTAAGCGCGCCATGAAACGCCTCGACCGTGTTTCGGAAGGTTATCAGGTTTACGACGCCAAGCGCGGTGAACTGGTGGATTGCGAGACTACTCCCAAGGATGAAATGAGCATTGCCACTGCCGAAGATAAGTACGACGGCATTATACGACGCAACCTGGGCATGAACGACTCAACCGGCCTGGACGGCTCTCTGTCCGTGCGCGTGCTAACAGCCGGCGCTGCGATCGAGATCCAGCAAGGTTAGCCTGGTCTGGTCTGATAACATCAGACAATGACTCTAATGTAAAGTCGGCGAGCGTTGATTGCCAAGGCTTTACACTGAATCAGGCCGATCTTAGAGGAACCATAGAGACCAGAGAGCTCTGCGGTGGGAAGATTGAGTAAGGAATCTCTTATTCTCGAGGCCGGACCGTGGCAGCCGGCACCCCGGCGCCCCGCTGGTGGGCAGCGCGGGTGGGTATCTATACTCCCCTGCATAGAAATTTAGGGTTCGGGTAAGTTGGACACCTTTGCAGAGAGATTCTACTCCCGGGTGAGATCAAATGAAGTCGTCGACAGTGAATTTCCCTGTGACTTTGGTGCGCTGGCGCTCAGCTTCCCAGATGGCGTAGGCATCGTCGTCGACCTGTGCCGCTGATTTTTTTCTCACGCGCGCGCGGCGCTTGCGCTGACTGCGGGGAGAATGTCGGAGCACACCAGGTATGGCTGGGGATTGGAGAAAGATGAGGAAAGCATCGTCTCGCATTGGATAAAGGTAAGGCTGTCGCCCCACACAAGGAAGATAGAGGGGATACTTCCTTGAAAGCGCGAGTCTTGCTCTCGCTCGATTCCTTGGTGCGCTGTTCGGATCCCCAAAGGGAAAGGCGGCGCGTCACGTCAGCCGGGGGAGGTTTGGCTGGTGCTCGGCCCTGCTGACCGGCAGGGTAGGAAGTCGCGTGGGGCCAGCGTGCGGTGTCTCGCTTTTTTCTCGCTTCCAGGTTTGCCGCACCGGAGCGTTACCGGCTGAGCCATCCTCGGGCTTCTGCTCGTGCTCGCCTTTTTCGTTTCCGCGGAAGAGGTCGGGCGCAGTCGCTTTCATCCGCTTTTCCCGCCGGCCGAGTTGCCCCGACCGGCGGTTAAAAGGCGAGAGCACGAATGCCCATGTCTTCGGCGGATATGAGACGAATCGCAAATACCTTGGGCGGCGTCAAGAACTTTTTTGCTACGCGAGCGCGAGGCCAGGCGTCACGTCACAGCGTTGGTGGATGAGTTTGACGTATTCGGGGTTGAGTTCGATGAGGAGGGCTTTGCGGCCGAGTTCCAGGGCGACCATGCCGGTTGTGCCGCTGCCGGCGAAGGGGTCGAGGATCGTATCGCCTGGTTTGCTCCCGGCGAGAATGCAGGGCTTTATCAGGTCGGGCGGGTAGGTGGCGAAGTGGGCGTCTGGAAACGACCGCGTTGTTACCGTCCACACGCTCCGTTTGTTTCGCGTCTCTCCAAAGGGGGAATCATGACTGCCGCCGCGGAGCCGAGCTGTCGCGACATTATCGACCATGCGCCGTCCGCTCGACTGCGACGGGGTCGTGGAATGCTTTCCATTCGTCCGCTTACGATAATCGCCGTGGCTACCAACGTCGTTCCTGCCGGTGCCAGGCTGCACTATCGGCCCAGACCCACGCAAACGCTCACACGTCACGCCCTCCGCTATCGCCTTGGCATCGTAATAATACCGCTCCGACTTCGTGAGGAGGAATAGGTATTCGTGCGCCTTCGTGCAGCGATCAGTGACGCTCTCCGGCATCGGGTTCGGTTTCGACCAGATGATGTCTTGCCGTAGCCACCAACCTTCCGATCTCAAAGCGAAGGCGACCATCCAAGGAATTCCGACCAGGTCCTTCGGTTTGAGGCCAGCTATCGGCATCCGCTTCGGTTGCGTCATTGGCCCGACGCCAATCCCGTCGCCGATGTAGTTATGCTTTCCCATCGCGCCACGTTTGACTCTGTTCTGCGCCTCCCCTCTCCCATGCGACGCCGGGCCACGAGCCCACCGCTCGCCCTGCTTTCCGCCGCCTGGACAATTTCCCACCGCGCCGCCGCCCGTCGCGTAACTATCCCCGAGATTCAGCCAGAGCGTCCCGTCACTCTTGAGCACACGCCGCACTTCCCGAAACACTTCGACCATCTTCGCCACGTATTCGTCAGGCGTTTTCTCGAGGCCAAGTTGACCGGCGTTGCCGTAATCGCGCAGGCCCCAATACGGTGGGGAGGTCACACAGCACTGCACACTCTCATCCGGCAGCAACCGGAGCTGCGCCAAGGCATCACCCTGCTTGATCGTCAGCATAATATTTTCTTTCAAGCTTTTATTTTTGGGTCGCGCGCGAGGCCCCACTGCTCGGCCATCGCCTTTGCTACGCCCGGCAGCGTGCGACTGCGTTCCTTCCAGCGGTTCGGGCCAGGAGACGCTCGATGGACGGCGGACCAGTTCTTCCATTCGTCACTTCCCCTTTCTGGCCGCGGCAGAACGTTGGTTGGAACGAGAGGAGCAACGCCGCGAAGCCATAGGCATGTAGCCTTGAATCGTGGCTCTCCGAACATCCACGGCTGAATCGTCTGATCCTGCCGTCGGCCAATTAGTTTTTTTGCGTGGCAGTGCATGATCGAGTTTTCGCTGTAACCGGGCCGCGGGTCTGTGAGTGTGAGGCGAAATATCTCGGCCGCTTCCTCCAACTCGATCCATCGAGCGGGATTTTCTTTCAACCATCTCACGCCGGAGTTTGCCATGACGCGACACTCAAAATGGAATCCGATGAAGTCCCAGGATTCTTGAATGACGCTGCGGAAATCTCCGATGATATGCTTGCCGTCTCGCTCGCTCGGCAGGAGATCGCAGCTATAGGCATCGTGCCCTTGTCGTGAAAAGGCGTCACGCACGACGCCAGAAAACTCACACGCGATCAATACCCTCATATTTTTCTTTCTAAAGCGTCTGCCGATCGGAAGTAGAAAGGGAAAGCATAATAACCCTGCCGGCATTACTGCTTGGGCCTTCCGACCGACGGACGAGCTGAGAGTGACGGAAGCGATAAAGCTTGTCGAATCTTTTTTTTGGGGTATTCGTCGAGGCGTGGCATCCGACTCTCCGCTGCCTGAGAGCTACCCGATAAAGTTCACCGCGCGCCGCGGCAAAGTTGTGATTCGGTTCAAGTGCCGTCAACTGACCGTAAGCGGTGAGGCTGGGGTAAAGATCGCGCACGACCTGATGGCTGTTGCGGAGAAGGCGTTGGGAGGAAGGATCGCAAAAGCATGAAAGACGTATCAGATCAGGTTGAAACGGGCGACATTGACGGAGGAATCATTGTCATTCGGAAATGTGTTTGCGGAAACCGCTGGGCGAATTGGGAGCGCACCATGAGTCTTGAGGGCGACGATTTTGAGTGCGAGCACTGCCATCGAAAACTTCGCGCTAGCTACACCGTCAAAGTCGAAGAAGTCGAATGAAAAGCTCAACACTGACAAAGGCGGCACTCAATCGGATTGGATGTGAACTCGCGAAGGCTCCGTCGTTACCCAGGCGATTGTCGATCCGCCAACTCTTTCATCGCTTCGTACATCGCCTCGGCTGGAACCGTCGCACCATGACGATCTCGGCCGACAAGAAGAAGCGGATCCGACGGACCTACCGCTGCATGACGTGCGGGCAGTTCGAGTCGCGGTTCAACTGAGATGGGCTTCAAGCGTTACGGCGCGATCTTCGCCGATCCCGAGGCTGGCTGCGACCCGTCGGCGTCGATCGAGTTGCAGATGGCGTTTAATCCTTTGCTCGCGCAGGCCAGCGGATTCCTTGGGCGGTTTCAGCATTTGAAAAACGCCATCGACCTGATCTGGAACGAGCCGCGTCGCAAATATTTCGCCGAACGTCGAATGGCTTTCGATGAGCGCAAACACGACGTTTTTATTTGGAACGAGTGGAGCTTAGAAATGATGGAAGCTTTTTGCGAGCACCACTGGTCCACGACAATCTGGAGCGGCAACGCGAGCTGGAAAACAACGTGCTGCGCCATGTATGCGATCTGCGCGTTCTTCGCTTCCCCGGCCGACACGGTTGTTGTGCTGACGACAACGACTCTGCCAGGTTTGCGCAAACGAATCTGGAAAGAGGTCTTGAAGTTCCACCGGCTGTCCCGCGCCGGCATCGGCCAGGTTCATGCGAGCGATTACGCAATCCGTTTTCAAAAGGGTTCGGATGAATCGGGTTTGTTCGGTATCGCGACCGGCCAGAACGACGGCGATATTCAGAAAGCGGTCGATAAGATCATCGGCTTCCACTCGAAACACGTCATCGCAGTCGTGGACGAAATGCAGGCGACCAACGAAGCTATCGTGAAAGGCTGTCTATCGCTCGAGGCCGGCGCCGAGAGTTTTCAACTCCTGGGCCCCGGCAACCCAGATTCGGAGTTGGACACGCTCGGCCAGATGTCGGAGCCGGTCGGCGGTTACGAGTCGATCACACCGGAAGACGATAGGTGGGAGACGAAGAAAGGAATCTGCCTCCATTTCGACGGAGAAGAATGCCCGCGGGTGAAAGAGGGCGATGAATTTTATCCTGGCATGTTGACTCGGCGCGATCTGGAATCCGCGAAAAAGCAGTACGGCGAGGATTCCCCTGAGTATTGGAGGACGCGAAAAGGTTTCATCGCACCGCAAGGCATCTCTAAAATCGTGCTCACCCCGTCGATCATCAATAAATTCAGAGCGAAAGAAAAAGCGATCTGGGTTTCAGGCTACGAGATGGGCGCTGGGCTGGATCCCGCGTTCGAGGGCGGCGACCGTTGTATGCTTCGATTCGGCAAGTGCGGCCAGATGCTCGAAAATCAGGTGGGCATCGAGTTGAACGAACTGGTTCAGATAAAAGTTAGCGCCACATCCTCGACCCCGCTTCACTATCAAATCGTCGAGCAAGTGAGGCTCTGTTGCGAGCAGCACGATCCACCTGTTAGGCCGGAGAACTTCGCGCTTGATTCTACCGGGGAGGGAGGTGGCCTCGCGTCGATCTTTCAACGTGAATGGTCGCCGGCGATTACGCTGGTCGAGTTCGGCGGCGGCGCGAGCACGCTGCCGGTTAGCGAATTCAATCCGAAGCCGTCGAATCAGGAGTATCTGAATCGCGTCACGGAACTGTGGTACACGTTTCGGACGATGGTGCAGAACGGACTGATTCGTGGCCTCGACAACGAAACTGCTTTCGAGTTCTGCCGCCGCATCTACGAGAATCGCGGCAACCTCAAGATGCTGGAAACCAAAGCGAAGATGAAGCTTCGCACGCGGCGCAGTCCCGATTTGGCCGACGCGACCGTTGTGCTCGTGGAGCTTTTTAGGCAAACCCAAAACTTGGGGTCAACTGGAGAAAAGGTAACTCAAACAGATGACGCTTGGGCTAAATTTCGTAGAGAGCAAACAGAACTGCTTGACGAGGAGCACGCTTACCTGCAAGAAGCATGATCCTCAAGCGCCGAGATCAAACGCCTCCCGACGGCTTCCGGTACGTCCATCAGGAAACGGGCTACGTCTCATGGGCCATCGACATTCATACTTGGTTCGAGAACATCGTCGCTCACCGCAACGCGAACAATCTCCCGCCGATCACGCTTGAGATGGCCGAGGCGCAGCTTTGCGAGACGATCGGGCCGAGTTGGTGCGCTCATTCGCCGTCGGTTCAGAAGGGACACGGCTTTGTCAGCACGCGCCTGCGCTGGCGGGATATTGTCGAAGGCACGAAAGCGTATCTCTCGTTTATCGCCTCGGGATTTCAGACTGTCAGCCAGGCGGAAGCTGATCGGCGCGCGGGCATTTGCGCCGGCTGCTTCCTTCAAGTTGTGCCGCAAGGATGCGGCGCGTGCGTCAAAATCGGTCGGCTGATTACTGGCAACGTAGCCACCAAAACGACCGCGCACGACCGACTCCTCGCAAATAAGGCTTGCGCTGTCTGCCATTGCGGAACAAAATCCATCGTTCATTTCCCAATGCCGCTACTCGAAAAAGCAGACACGCCGGAGAAGCAAGCAGCTTATCCCTCGTTCTGTTGGCGCAAGCAGGGCGGCGAGGCATACCAACCCGAGGCCGTCTAAATGCAAACCATCACCGACCCTAAGAACAGCAACGTCAAGCGCATCGAGTACGACATCAGCACGCGCAAGCTGACGATCCATTTCAAGAACGCGATCACGTATCTCTACACCGGCTTTCCGCCGAGGGCGTGGCACCGGCTGTTCACCGCGCGCAACATCGGGAATTGGGTACAGGATCATGTGATCGGCGTCTATCGCGGGCGCCGACTGCGGTTCGTGCCCGCTGCGTAACACATCCCGTTGAAGAAACTTTTCGTGATTGCAATCGGCGAGGTTGACGGCGAGTACTTCGCCAACGTCGATTCACTCACCGACAACAAGCACGCGACGGTCAATGACACGAGTCCGAAACGGATGCTGGCGAAGATGAACAAGCTGATTCGGGTGAAGGCGCGGCAGGAACGTCTGTTGCCGATGCCGAAACGGAATTTGGTCCGCGGCGCTAACGGCCACGAGGTTGCTCTCGTAGAACGGAACTGATATGTGGATCGTGATTGCTCTCGTTGTTGGAATTTTGCTCGGAGCTGTCGCAACGTTTTTAATCGTGGCGTGGGCAACTGGTGAGGCAGTTGGGAGGACTCTCTGGTAATGGACGCTGTTGCTACGATTACTCAGGAGCCGGACGGGAAGTTTGAAATTCCCGAGAGTTGCATCGGCAGCGCCGCCGACGCCCGCACGACAATCTCGACCCTCGTGCAAGCCGAGGGACTTCGCGCGACCCGCCGCGCCAAGATTAACGGCATGTGGAACGGCAACCCGCCCTGGCCGGGACTACTCAAGGCTAAAGGGCAAGGCGAACGAGCCAACTTCACCCTGCGCGAGTTTGAAGGATTCGTCTCGGCCGCGAAGACGCCGTATTACGCGCTCGCGTTCAAGGCAGACCGATTTGCGCAGTTCACCATCGACTACGGCAACGCCGACCCTGGGCAGCTCGCGGAATGGGCTGGCAAGATCGCCACGCGCTACCAGTACGCGCTGGAGGATTGGGACGGCTTGGACATGAACATGCAGCATTCGCAGGTCCAGATGGTCGTCCACGGCATCGGGCCGATGATGTGGGAGGACGAATGGGATTGGAGGTCAGATTCGCGAAATGCCGGTCAACTACTACTGCCAGACGACGCGTCTGCCGACATTGACAAGTGGGATACCGCTGGCTGTAGGCGTTCGTATCTTCCGAGTGAGTTGTGGAAGAAGATTCGGAACGAAAGTGCTGCGACGGCTCGCAAGTGGAACGTTCCGGCGGTCAAGCGCGCGATTATGAACGCTGGCCCCGAAAACCTCAAGACCGGCTTCGGGATGAATTACGAGTATTACGAGGCCGAGCTTCGCAAAGGCTCAATGGGTTACGACGCCAAGTCAAAACGCATCTTCGTCGCCGACCTGTTCCAGAAAGAGTTCGACGGCAAGATAAGTCACTTCATCGTTTTACAGGTGGATGAACCGACGACCGAGGATAATTCCGAGAAGCCGGCTGACGACGATTTTGGTTTTCTGTTTCGCAAGATTGGCCGTTTTGATTCCTACGCACAAATCGTCTGCCCGTTCCTATTCGACGTTGGCCCCGACAAACAGGCGCTCTCGGTCAAGGGTGCTGGCCCAAAGATATTCGACTTTTGCAGCGCCAGCGATCGGTTGACGATGCGCACTCTGGACGGCGCGATGAAGGCTGCGGGCATCATCGTGCAGGCGAAAGACGGCAAATCTTTACAGGAAGCCGCCTTCACTGATACCTCCGGCGGCACAATCATCGGCCCAGGCTACGACGCGCAGCAACAGCGCATCGCGCCCGACTTGCAATCGCCGCTCCTCGCCAAGCGCACTCTCAGCATGATCCTTTCCGATAACACCGGGAATTACATGCAGCGATTGAAGGAATCGAATCCCGCGCCAACGCTCGGCCAAGAACAGTTGACCGTGCAACGCGAATCAGTCTTGGGCGATCACGACGCCAGCCGGTACTGCAAATATCTCGACCGCTTTCACCGCGAAACTTTCCGGCGTTTATTGGCGATGGGTAAAAAACTCTTCGCGAGCCGGAAAGACGTGGCGCCGGACAAGGACGAAAAGAGCGAGTCGCTTACCACGAGCGAGAAGGGTGCGTTGAAATTCTACAAAAGCCTCGTCGTCAACGATGGAATCCCCGAGGAAATCTTGGAGTTCGAGAATTTCTGCCGGATCATGGCAACTCGGCTGGTCGGCAATGGCAGTTCGCAGATGCGGACGATCATCGGGGAAAAGATGCTCGGCATGATTCCGATGATGAACGAGCGCGGTCGCACCTTTACGCAGCGCATGGTTGTTTCTGGCCTCGCCGGGGAAACCGTGGCCGACGCGACGTTCCCGGCTTACGACACGCCGGACATCGTGGACCAAAACGTTTCAGTCGCCACGATGGAAAACAACTTCCTGCGAATGCCAGGCGCGAAACTTCGAGTGTCGCCCGATCAGGATGATATCGCGCATTTCGGGATTCACATGCAATTCGTCGGCGAAGTCGGGCAAGGCGTGCAGGCAGGTCAAGTTGATCCGCACGAACTATTGGTCGTGCTCGAGCAAGCCGGCCCACACACGTACGAGCATATTCAGGAAGTCGCAGGCGACCCCACTCGCAAACAACAGGTCAAAGGGATGATGGAAGCTTGGATGCAGATGTCCAAGATGACCGACCAACTCGCGCAACAGGTGGCCGAGATGGATGCCGCCGCCGCCGCGCAACAGCCGCAACAGGCGCCCGACCCAGATTTGATTGCCGCGCTCGCGAAGGTCAACGGCGACCTTGCCATTAAGGCGCGCGCGCAGGAAGGGAAGTTCCTCCTTCAAGCGCAGAAACAGAACTTCACGATGAGTCAGAAGGACAAAGAGGCTGCACATTCAATGCGCCTCAAGAACTTTGAAGCGGCGACCGACGCCGCGCGGCAACCGCAGGAGCAAGCCGCTTGACTTGTCGCCAATTCAGGGAATCGACCGAGCTTGTGTCTCGGATGCGCCAGATATTCGAGGACGACGTTTTTAAGCTCTGGCTTTCGACATTCGAGCAGGACGACAATCCAATGAATCAGGTTGCGCCGACCGACATCACGCCTCACGGTGCTTACATTATGCTGGGCGAGCAAACGGGCTGGCGACAATGCCTGACTCGATTCGTGCTCGGCGGCGTGCCAATCGAGACGCCGAAGCCCGTCGGAACGCAGGACGACCAGACTTACGCAGACCCGTTAGCCGAAGAAGCCGAACAGTAGAAAGCCCACCATGCCAGAATTAGCCGACGCACCAGCGCCAACGAAAGATCAGGTCAATCCAGGGTTGCGTGCCCTTTTCGACATCGAGACGCCGACTGACTATCCCGTCTCTACAACCGAGGAGGACGGCACGGAAACGACGGTCGGCAAGACGAAGCGCGAGGAACCTGCTCCCGCGCCTACGCCCGCGCCTGAACCGGAACCCAAGCCAGAACCGAAGCCCGCCGAGGACGCGCTGAAACTGCGCCTGGCACCAGACTTCGCCGCGAAAGACACGACGCCAGCGCCTCCGACGGAACCTCCCATTAAGATCACGGACGAGATGATCGCTGAGGCCAAGACGCCAAAGGCGCAGGCCGACATGCGGAAGTTTCGCGATTCGTACGACACGCTGCAAAAGGAAGTCGAGACTCTCCGTTCGCGGACAGCCGCGCCGCCCGAGGATGCCGTAGCGACCAAGATGCTCCTCGAAACGGTGACAAAAGAGCGAGACGAACTGCTCTCCAAAGTCGAACGCGCCAACCTTTTCGACAGTCCGAAGTTCCAACAGGAACATCTGCTCCCGCGGCAGAAGCAATTCGACCGCTTGCAGGGCATCGTGAAGGACGGAGGGGCCGATCCCGCCGCGCTTCAACGGGCAATCGCCATGCCTGCCGGAAAAGGCCGCATCGCCGCCTTGGATGAGATTCGCGAGGAACTCTCGTCTCCGACGCTTCAAGGCCAGTTCGACCGGCTGGTTGAGGACATCGACGCCAAGACGGAAACAATTAACGAGAAGGTGCGCAACGCCCGCCAGACGGCCGAGGAACTGAAACGGACGGAGACGGTCCAAACGCACGAACAGCGTATCGCGATGCAGAAACAGTTCGAGGCGTTGCTGGGATCCGCGATCACGGACCTGAAAGACAACGTGGGCCTCGAAGTGTTGCACAAGACTGGCAAGCCCGAATTTCAGTGGTACGACGACCAGGCCGACGAAATTATGTCGGTCGCGAAAGAAATCCTGCTCGACGCCACACCAGAGAAAGCCGCGATCGCTTCGGTCCTGGCAGCGTCCGCCGGCCCGTATCGGACGATGTGGCAGGCGGAACGCAAAGCACGGATGGCCGTCGAAGCCGAGAACCGCGAACTGAAAGGCGCCGACCCGAGTCTGACCGCCGAGCGCAAAACCTCGACCGTGCCGGACGCCGACGCGGGCGACGCCGACAAGATCCTCGAAAAGCTTCGCTCCGGCGGCTATCGCAAGTGAAGGTCGGCGTCACAGTCACAACCACGTTGACGTGGGGCAATCGGTGGCGATTCCTTAAACTCGCGTTCTCCCTTTGTAAACAAGCAACCATCAAATTCCCAAAATCAGAATGGAAACCAGACCCATGCCAAAGCTCATCAGATTAACCGAAGTTCTCAAAGACGGTGACGGAACCAAAACCCAGCCGATGCTCGTGCAATCCGACTTCATCGGCACCGTCACAGTCGGCAAACTGGAGAAGGCGACAGCCGGCGGCATCCATCTGATCGGCAAGACGGAGA